CGGCCTTGCGGATCTTCTGAGCGATGATCTGGCCGTTTGCGCCACGGTAGGGCGCGATATGGCGGTCCTTGGCGACCTGATAGCCGTACTTGCGGCATGTGGCTTCCTTCAGTCCCCGCTTGGGGATGTCTACGTAGTCTCCTTTGCTGAACTTGAAGGTGGTGGGGTCGAAGTGGGGGTTGGTGTCGCCCTCAGCCCCATCAGCGTGGAAGTAGGTTTCACAGACGAAGCACCAGGAGCTTCCGTCCTCATAGACACCTCGTCCATCGCTGGAGCCACACTTGGGGTTGAGGCATTCAGCGTGACGAACGAAGGTACCCATTAGCGCAGATCGACCGGATCGCCTCCGAACATCTCGATGACACGGTTCAGGGCGTTCAGGTCCGTGATCGCGTTATGGATGTCCTCGATCTCGAAATCCTTGGGACTGCCCTGGCGGATCAGGTCCATAGCCGTTTCTGCGGTCGTCTCTGCGGTGGACCGGAGATAGCCCAGGACAATGTTCTCAAAGGCCTCGTCGCTTACCTCGATTTTTGGCATGGCGTTCTCCAAAAAGAGAGAGGCCCCGGATTGCTCCGAGGCCCCCTCATGGTTGGCGGTTAGGAAAATTTGATGGTGGATCTAGTTAACCGGATCGTTCGACCATTCCCACTGATTGAAATCGTAGGGGTCGTCCTGCTTCTGCGTGATGCGGAAGTGAGGGTAGCCACACTTGCGGATAAATTCCTCAGCCTTCTTCACCATTGCCGGAAGATAGCTGAGGTCATCCGCTGTGACGTTGAAAGTAAAGCTACCGTTTGGCGTGACCACTTCATGAGTAGTCCCGATGTTCTTGGTAAGGTCGGTGATGTGAAGCGAGTTACCCATCGTCTTTCTTCTTGAACCCTGAAAGATTGTTCAGACAGAGCTGTTATCAGGCCTCTAACCGGTATCTCGCGTATCGCTTTGAAGCACCATCACGCCGGATTTCGGTAGTGATCTGATAGCCGCAATTTCTAAGCTCATGAATGCGCGCTGACAAGCGAAAAATGCCGTAGGAAACAAGAGCTTCCATAGGAGAAATGGACTTCCGCTTCTCCAGATGTGCCAGGATAACACGGGTCTGAGGATGCAGCGCGAGAGTGGTGGCGAGTGTTGGTTTCTTCTTCACGGTAATCTTTCCTATCCAAGCGGGACAGAAGATCACGTCAAGCCAAGCTTCTGGCCTCCTCGATCCACTCCTCAGGAATAGTTCCCTTATCCGCATACGGTATATCGTGTTTTTCACACCACATGCCGTAGGTGGTCGGGGAGTTCTTGTGGATCTTCGTGGAGGCCCTGCTGAACACCATACGAAGGTCTAAATCAGGATGCTGCTCCTTCACGTATGCAATAACCTTGCGGTCTGCTGGCGTGAAATAGCCCTTCGATTCGATGATGATCCGGCGTTTGGCTGTCTTCGGTCCCAGAGCGAAGTCGGGGGTGTATGTGTGGACCTTTGCGGGGACCGTGTATTTCAGCTTCACCGGCTCGTACTCGAAAGGCACCCCGCGCTCCTCAAGCTGCTGGGCGAGCTGGTCCTCAAGTTTGGACTTGTAGACCGCCCTGATCAGCACAGGAGCGCTGCGGGTGCGCTTTCTGGAACGAGCTACGGCTGGGCTGACCTTAAAGATCGAGCCCGTCGCCATCCCCTTCATCCACGTCGTCGAAGCCCTGATCCGGCACGTCGATGTCATCCACGTCCAGATCATCAAAGCCGCCTTCGCCCTTCTCAACGAGCTTGGCGAGCTGGATGGAGTTCATGTAGCCGGTCACGCCACCGTTGGAGAACGTGAGGCTCACCTGAACCCGCAGGAGCGAGCCGCCACCGATCTTCGCGAGCGTACCCTCAGGCAGCTTCTTGCCACCCTTCGGGGCGAACAGAGGCACCTTCTTGTAGCTCTTGAACTCGATGTACTCGTTGCCCTCCTTGTCCTCACGGACGGGGGTGAACTTCGCGGTCTTCTTGCCTGCGGCCTTGGTCAGCTTCTCCGAAGCCTCCTCAATGTCCGACTTGAACTTCTCCCAGGCAGCTTCGTCGTGGGGCAAGCAGCCGAGCTTGTAGCCCACTTCCTTGCCATCATAGACATCCTGCTGGCCGAGCTTCGGATACCGAGCGACGACCAGGGGAGAGGTCAGGTTTACGTACTCCTTCTTCTGAGCCATGTGTATTCCTGTACTTCCGTAATTACGTTGTTTCAGGCGAAATCGATAAGCTCCATCTCCTCATCGAAGAGGTGGACGATGCGACCCTTGTAGCCGGGGATCGGCACGTCCTGATCCAGCTCCACGTCGAACCAGACCGGGGCGAACAGGTTGAGCGCCAGGACAGTACCGGTCATGCCAGCGATCTGCTGGGTGCTTTCCTTGTTGTCACGGACCTTGATGCGGTCCCCGGCCTTGAAGAGACGGTTGGTGTACTGATCGTTCATTTGCTAACTCCAATCATCGGAACGGACCCACCAGGGACCATTGTTTGCGGGAGCTTGCCATCCCAGCGCTCTGCCTGGACGAGATCGACAAGCTGCGGATTGTCACGAAGAGCTGCGCCACGGGCGCGGATCGCCTGGGCTTCCGCTTCACCCTTCAAGCGGATGGCATCGGCCTCAGCCTGAGCCTGCTTGCGGAGAGCATCGGCCTGCGCTGCGGCCTTGGTCACGGCAATCTCAGCCGCCACCCGTTCCCGTTCAGCGTTCTGGCGAACCTTCTGGACCTCGACCTCAGCGAGCATGCGCTGTTCGATGGAGGCCTCGTAGGCATCCGAGAAATCGATGTTCTCGATCTGGACGCCCTCAATGACCACCTGGGTACCCTTGAGCGCCTCAGTGATCGCGAGCTGGACCTCAGTGTTGAGGCGAGCCCGTTCTTGAATGGCCGTCACGGCATTGAAGCCACCAAAGACGTTCTTGGTCGCCTCATTGACGCGAGGGTAGATCAGCCGCTGGGCGATGCCCTCGATGTCCCGGTACTGCTGGTAGACGCTGACCACCTGGGAGGGGTCGATGCGCCAGTTGACCGAGAGAACCATCGTTGCAGGCTGCTGGTCCCGGCTGTATGCGGCGAGCTGCTTGAACTCTGCCTTGTGCGTCTCCACGGAGATCTCGCGCACCGTGTCGATGAACGGCATCTTGAAGCCCAAGCCGGGGTTAGCCACACCCGCGACCGCGCCATTGCGGAGCAGAACGCCGCGCTCGCGCTCGTCAATGGTGTAGAAGGAGCCTCCCACAACGGAGAGCCCCAGGAGGCCTACGAAGGCCCCGATGATCGCAGGGATCGTCAGACGCATTAAGCAACCTCTTGAACTGTTGTGACGCCTTTGTAGGCCGTGCCCATCTGAAGGACGCGGAAGGTGTAACCAACGACCTTGCCTGCGAGCCTCTGGGCTTCCTTCTCCGCGCTCTCGCGGCTGTAGTGGACATGCGGGTTGGTGGCAGGCTCCCAGGTGCCCTTGCCGTTCACGCGGATCACAATGAACCGAGAGTTCGTGTCCGCGACGAAGTCTTCAGGGCGGTAGCCGCCATTCATCTGCGTACCGGCGAGCCCGTTCTCGCGATCCCAGACGAGATCAACGAACCGCGTACTGCCGTACTCCTTGTAGCCCCTGACCGTGGCCGTCGCGCCAGGGCGAGCAGCCGTGGAGGTGGGGCTTGCGCGATAGTCCTCTGTCAGGACCACGCGCTGACCAATCTTGAAATCCATCGTGATTCCATCCGTACTGTAATTGGCATGTATCAGGCGAAAGAGAAGCCGATGTAGGCTTCCTCATCCTCAAGATCGCTCAGGATCACTCCCTCCGCGATCAGGGAGGCTCCCAGGTCCACCGGGACCGGAATGTCCTCCTCCAAACGCAAAAGAACGGCCTGAAGCCGCTCTTCTGTGGTGCCCTCCTCAAGAGCGAGGAGGGACCGTTCGATGATCTCCTGTTCGTCCAGGCCGAACTCCTGGGCGATCAGGTCAAGCAAATGCGTACTGTGCATCAAGAACAGCCTCGATGTTCAGCCCTCCTTTCCCGTACTGAGTGTCGAAAGAGTCAGAGAGCTTGTCCTTGTTGGTTTCGAGTTGCTGGAGAGCTTCCTGGCGGATGTCCTCCAGAACATCGTGCATGGCGTAGAGCCAATAGAACTGCTCCACGAGGATCTGCCGCAGGCGACCGGCCTTGTTGGGCAGGCACCCGAAGCTATCGTGAACGAATGCCAGCTCGCGGATGCCCTCCTTCACACAGGAATTGGCAACCAACTGTAAATGGCATGCGTCATAAGAATGAACGAAGCCAGGAGCGATGGTGTTGGCCGCAGCCTTCTTATCGATTCCGGCATCGTCCTTGGTGATCGAAGCCCTGATGGGGCTCTTCACACCGCGATCATGGAGGAACAGGCGAACCCGTTCGACCTTCTCATTGGGGCAGCGGATCACCACAGGGAACCCAAGGGGCGTGTGGTAGATCACCGGCTTGCCCTCATGGGCCATGACCTTCGCAATGTGCTGGAGGTACTTCATGGCCTGGGCAGGCTTCTCGACCACCTCCTCGATGGTGTCGAAGATGTGCCCTGCGAGATACTTGGCGACCTTCTGGCCGGGGAACTTCTCGTCAGGCATGGCGAACGGATGGTCCTTCAGCTCCTTGCGGAGAACCTTCAGCTCCAGGGGCTTCATCAGGTCTTCCTGATGCTGTTCAGCCATGCCGAACTTCTTGGAGCCGTAAGAGTACACCATCACGTTCCGCTTAACGAGGCCGCGACCTCCGTTGTGATCGACCACCAACTGGCCCATCACCTTCGTCTCGCCTTCGCCGTGCTTGGCATCCCACTGGAACTTGGGAAGCACAGCCTCCCAGACCGTCCGGTAGATGTCGCCAGGGCGCTCCGTGGGGCTCACGTTCACCAGGGTGGCAGTCCGAGCGCAGCGGGTCATTGCAGCCAGATGCTGAAGGCCAGAGCAGGAGCCGTCGAAGTTGACCGGCAGGCGGCAGATGTACTCAGGGTTATCCAGAGCAGCCACCAGCTCGATGCAGGCCGCGACGAACATGAAGGGAGCATCAGCCTCGCCCCAGGTGGCAAAGGTGCCCTTGGGGTCCGCAGCCACGCCACGGATCATCTCCATGTTGTCGTCTACCCACTTCACGCGATCAGGGAAGGGGGCCTTGTCCATCTTGTCGAAGGCACCCGTGTTCGCGACGTGGACCTTGAGCCAGTAGAGGCCTTCCTCGTTGAGCTTCTCGCCCGATGCGAACAGGAAGAGGGACCGGACATAGTCCTGGCGCTGGAAGTTGAACTGCGGGAGGTAGTAGACCCGTCCCCGGTAGTCCATGTTGCAGGGCGTCCAGAACTTGTTGCCACCCTCCACGATCCTCCAGGCCGTGCCGAGATCCTTCTCAAGGGTCCGACGCTGGCCGTTGAAGGCGCGGTTCGCGGTCTGCTCCTTGTCGAGAGCGATCAGGTAGGCCTTGCGCTGGCCCTCATCGAGCATCTCGAAAGGAATATCGTTGCCTTCCGTGTCCTGAGGCAGCTTGACCTCCTTGAGGTTCCGGCGAGGCGGCAGGCCCTCCAGGCGCTTCCGGTAGCCTTCGCCCCAGCGCGGGTCCGCGTTGTAGGCCCACTCGACCAGCTCCAGCATGGGCTCGTTGATCGTCCAGGCCACGCTCTCGATGTTGTTCATGGCCTCCAGAACGCCATCCATGCGACCGGTCTTGATCGCATTGGCAACGTGAGACTGAACAACCTTGCAGTCCTTACGAACCAGGGGAACACGGTAGGACCGGCCATCGAACTCCAGAGCCTTCTCAGGCCCCTTCCAGGGCGCAGGCTTCTTGAGGAGCGGCTGATGGATCGGGTACTGGTCGAGGATCATCTGGACGAAGGCCTCACCCACAGCCAGAGCCTCTTCGGTCATGGCGAGGAAGGTTTCTTCGGTCCCATAGTCGTTCGTGTCGGTGCGCTTCACGGCCATGAAGGCGGAAGTCTCGATCAGGACGTTGAAGAGCCACGCTCCAGCCGTAGCCCACTCCTCGCGGGTCCAGGCCTTCTGAGAGTAGCCCTTCTTCGCAGCCATCTTCTTGACGGCCTGCTTACGGGCAGAGACACGACCGTGGCGCTTGGAAGCAGCCTTCTCAAGGTTGCGAGCGAGAACCTTATCGCGAGCATAGAGGCCCTGAGCCCACACCTCATCCTCAACCATCTCACCGAGATGAAGGACCGTGTTGGTGTAGTTCATGTCCTCAGCGGTCGCATGGATGCCCCCGGTCAGCGCAATGAGCGCCAGAACCTCAGGGTCCATCTCACGGGCGATCTCTTGGAACTCATGTTCCCGCTGGTTGCGGTAGTCCACCTCCTGAGCCTGAGCCTTGGTCACGGCCTCCGTGGTTTCGGCCATGAACTTGCGGATGATCGCCTGAGCAGCTTCCGTGGCGGAATAGCCATTGTTGCGGATGTTGCGGTCGTTCTGACGATCAAAAGAGAGCTTACGAGCCTCCCAAGGATTCAGGGTGGCGGAAGCGGAGTTGGTTGCATCAAGCAGCATGTCTGTTTCCCGTTTGTTGCGTCCCATCGAGGGGACCAGGGTTTGAGATCGCCGTCTGGGCAAGAGTGGTCATCGGCTCGCATTTTTGGGTCTTAACCGTTTGAAATCCAACGATAAAACCCTGTTTTGCTCCGTAGCTCCATTTGAACTGGAATTACGATGAGTCGATGCGCTTTAGATACCATACGCGGGTGTACGCGCAAGAGCTTTGCTGTGGAAAAGCTGGGCCATAAGTGCGACAAGCTGACTCAGGCTTGGCAGTAACAAGGTAGCGGCTTGCAACCGGTGAAGCTGCGGGGTAGAGGAGGGCCGGGTCAAGTGCCCCGCAGAACCATGTGGAATTACGTTGTATCTGCGGGGTGCCAGCGACCCTTGACATCAACTAACCCGTTGGAAGTCTTAAGGAATCGCCGTTCAGGTGCGGGGCAGGAAGGGGCGTAACGACCTGGACTGCAAATCCCTCGAATGACTGCCTGAATTTATCCCCAGCAAAATTAGTGAGCAATCTCAGGCTCTTAGGCTGGTGTGGCAAGAATACAATTGCAATTACGAAGCGAAAATGCCCCGCAAAGTACCCCGCACGGGGCATTCTGGGAATAAAAGGACAAAACTCCCCGGAATAACCGTAATTACGATATGTCAAGGCTCAAGCCCTTGGTTCAACAGTTGAAGGCAAAAATCGGACTTACTGTTGAAACGTAATAGGCCCAGAGATCGCGTAGGAAGCCCGTACAGGCCGATTGGGCGCTCCAGGCTAGGGAAGTGCCTGGGGATAAAAAAAGGGGCCTCAGAAGGCCCCAAGTTTGGCTGCTAAAGGTAACTCGATCAGAAGTCCCAATTGCCGGTCAGTTTACCGAGCTTGATCTTCAAAGCTCCGATCTCATCGACCAGCCTGCGCTTCTCAGCGTCCCACTGTTTCTCAAGCTGTCCTATGTGGAAGTAGGCCGCGACCAGCGTGAGGAGCCAAAGCCAGAACGCAGGGTTCTTATGTAACGTCGAGAAGAACGTAACGAAGTCCGTCAGGAACTCTTCAAACGTCATGCCTTGTTTGCCTCCAACATCTGCTGCTTGGACACCTTGAGCTTCGCGAGGGTCAGGCGCTTCTGCTGAAGGGCAGCATGCTGGTAGCGCTCTGTGACCCTGGTCGAGCTGTGACCCAGGAACTGCGCCGTCTCCTCGATGGTGAAGCCTGCGATCTGCATCTGCGTTCCTACGGTGTGCCGCAGGCCGTGAAGGGTGATGTCCGCACATTCCACCTTGCAGGCCTTCCTGGCGCGGTAGAACTGCCTCTGGATGACCTTGTAGGACGGCATCTTGCCTGAGGTCTTGAGGTTCCTCAGGGCGATGCACAGGGCCTGATCCAGCGGCTGGTAGCGGGTCTTCTTGCCCTTGGTCGTCTTGCGGTCCAGGCGGATGGTTTCATCGAGGGGATCGATGGCATCCGGCTTGAGCTTGAGGATCTCGCCCACACGACATCCGGTCGCGCACAGCACCTGAACCACGGTCGCCACATCAGGGCGCGGGTCTTCGTTATTGGTCCTCAGGTACTCCACGATCCTGATCTCTTCCTCAGGGGTGAGCCAATGCTCGCGCTCATTCCCGCGCTCGTCACGCCAGGAGAAGTGGATCGTGTTGCGCTTGCCCAGGAAGCCGGTGGACTCGCGGGTGTTGGCCCAATCGAGAGCTTCCGAGAGCGCGGCCAGATACCGGTTGATGGTCGCAGGCGCGAGGGTCTTGGCCTGATTGTCAGGGTTCGTCAGACCATGCTTGACCCTGAAACGGTATTGCTTGTCCGAGTTGGGGTTGCGCTTGGTCCGCTGCTTACGGGCAGGGCGCTTCTCCAGCTCCTCGATCAGCTCATCGATGTGTTCCGTCTTGAGGTCCGAGAGCAGCACATTGGTGCCGATGATCTCGCAGCACTCACGGAACCGACGCATGCTGTTGTGGCGATCCCGGTCAGTGGTCGGCCAGCATTCCTTGAGCATGCGCTCGTCGTTCATGAGGTGCCCAAGGGTGTAGCCTGTCTGAGAGCGAACGTCCTTGTTGTCGAAGTCATACAGGCCAGCCTTGATGAGCTGCTCGACCTTCAGGCCTTCCTGCTTCGTCTGGCAACGGACGCGAGGCATGCGCTTCCGGTTGACCGTGACCTCGACAATCCAGACGCCCGTAGGCTTACCGTTACGCATTTCCATGTAGACTGGCATAATACCGTAACTCCCATATATCAGGTTCAAAAGAGAGGCTCCGAAGAGCCTCCCTTGGTCAGCTAAAGGTGCCGAGGATCAGCATCCCCACGAACCCGAAGCAGACCAGCACATACATCAAACCGAGAGGGGCGAAGGGGTTGTCGCTCCCCATTGCTTTCGCCACTCTACCTAATGCTGCCCATACAATCAACAGTAAAAGCGTTACAATGACAATTTGTATCATTTAGGCGTGTCCTGCGGCTTCACCCATGATCGTCAGAATGTCCCGGTAGAGCCCACGGCCCTTAGGGGTCAGGAAGTAGCGGTGCTGCCTGCGGTTGCCTGGATCAATCTCGCTGTCCACCAGCTCCAGGCCTTTGCCCTTCACGCGAGGATTCGTGCCGATCTCTTGAAGGGTGCGGGAGGCGACCGGCTGAGTGGTACCGAGCTTCTCAGCATAGAACGACGGTCCCATGCCTGGGAAACGTGCCACCACAATGAATGCGGCCATGTAACTGATTGGCATCTTGTGATCACGATCGCGGAAGGCCTTTATAAGACGATAAGAGCGGTCCAGGGCGGCAACGGCCTCATCTGAGGGCCGTGCGTATTTGTCTGACGCCATTCGGACCCCAGAAGCGGTTGCTGCATTCATGGTGAGGTTCTCTAGCATGATCATCATTGTGCGATCTCCAAATAGGCCGGAGTGAACAATTGAATGTATGTGGCATTCAAACGTATTCTGCTAGAAGAACGTTTCGCGAACACCATTCAATGCGACATTTTTTCCACAGGTAGCAAAGGACTCAATCCTTAGGATTAGCTCTACCGTAAGGACTCAATCCTCCAGATGGATGTCAATAAAGGGTCCGTTGAAGTTCGCAGAGACAACATCTGTCTCAGTCAAAACCCCATCTTTTCCAGGCACATAGACCTGAAGCAGCCTGCGGTTCGCAAGCTCGATAATATAGGCGAGTCCTTCCTGCATGAGCTGAACTTCGCCAATCATGCTGAGGCGAGCGAGTTGGATCTCAACCGGCCCCATATCTGGTTCATTTGCCATAGCGAATCCTTCCGTGACCTAATGTAACTACGAACGATCCCTGGTCAGGGGATCACTCTATCGAGGCCCACCGGTGGATCGATGAGCCCTATAGAGCGACCGTCAGTCGTCCAATATCATCGTATCGATAAGCTCGTCTAAAGCCTCCTCCCCAGACTTCACCCAGCTCTCGTAAATCTCGATTGAGAGCTTCGCGTTCTCGATGTCCGACCGGAACTTATTAGGGTTGTTCCCGTCGTTCCGATCCCAGGCCTCCCGCAGCTCCGCTAGGTGCTTGCGCTCTGCCTCCAGCTTGCGCTTGTACTCAGGCATCTTGCGGACCAGCTCGCGGAGCATTTTGATCCGCTTGGCCGGTAGGTTGAACCTGAGTTCCGAAGTTTCAACCATCCACACACTCCTTATCCCAGACCATCAAGGTTCTATCGGCCTCCAGAGGCTTGCCCCTGTGCATCTCCTTAAGTTCGACCGAGTCAGCCTCCCCACGGTTCACGTAGTCAGTGAGTATCCAGAACAGCGTCTCTGCCTGTGTCCTGTTGGGCGAGCCGAGAATTACTTCAGAGTGTCCATCGTCCACCAGGACCACGTAGCTAACCTCGTCATTCTCAGCAGCCATCAAGCGGCCTCCTTTCGATCCTTGAGCTTCACGTTCTGGCAAGCCTTCTGCCTCTCAGCATCGCAAGGCTTCAGGTAGTAGTGTCCGCAGTATTCACAGCGGATAGGCTTTTGCTCGCTCATGCAGCCTCCCTTACCTCGATCTCACAGCCATCACAGTCGAACAGGGCGAAAGTCTCCTCAGGCATCTCCCTTTGCAGGCGCTCTAGGTAGTCCTGAGCCCTCCACCGTGCCCCGAAGCGGTCGAGGCGAACCCAGCGCTTGCTAGTGGGCATCCAGTAGCAAACCTCGTACATCGATCAGGCCTCCAGGCAGAAGATGTCGTCGCCTTCGTTGAAGGTGCAGCAGGCAAGCCAGAGGATGCGCTTGTGCAGCTCATCGATCCCCATGCCCTCCAGCTCATCCCGCTCCCAGCCTCCAGTGGCCTCAAGGTAATCAATGGCCTCCTCCCGGCTGACGGCCTCAGGCAGGCCTACGGTGTCGAGCCAGTATTCGACGGCCTCAGACACGTCCCCAGGTGCCGAGCAAGCCTCGATGCAGGCGACAGGAAAGTCCTCGCGATAAAGCACGGTCGTCATGTGCGATCTCCAGTAATTACGTTGTATCTGGACACAGTTATTCGGTAGCCATTGCGCTTTCTTCTGCGCTCATCTGGCAGGGGTCGAAGGCCATCACGCGCCCCTTGTGGTTCTCAAGGGTCATGTAGACCATATCGGCCTCTGCCACCTCTGCCCCGTCCCACTTGCGGTAGAACGAAGGCCCCTTGTAGGGATTGTAAGAGACTTCCTCCCCAAGCCGGTTAGCAGCTCGCGCATAGGCGTTATTCGAGCGCTTGCAGAGGTTCCATTCGGTTCCGATGCTCTGATGGTCGAGCATCACGAAGCCCCAGGCCGCAGCCTCCAGCTCCCCGCGCACGAACGCATGGACGTTCTTTTTGCGCTCCCTCAGAACCCTCTGGCGACCCGCTTCCGATACCTTGAACGTGGCATCACGAAGCAAGAGCCTAGACGCATGCCCCACTAGGCGCTTGGTCTTAGCGTTGCGGACGCTCCAGACCTTTCTGTGCAAGTTGAAGTAGACCTCGACTTTCATCCTTAGCAGCCTCCTGGCCTATCGCCTCCTGGCCCCTAGCCCCCTCGACCCCAGGCCCCCTCAGGCGCTTGAGTATTCCGAAGTATTCGTGAGCCGTTCAAATCAGCTTGTGGCACTACAAATAAACGCATGCCAATTACGATGCAAGCGGAAAATTCAGGGGTGCGACAAAAGTGACCATTGGCAGGGGAAAAGCATAAGCAAATCAACGGTTCTGGCGCTTATCTCTTGTGCGACAGGGGTGCGACAGAATGTGCCAACAGGGGCAAAAAATTGCCTCTTGCAATCCAACGTAATTCGCATGTATCTAAGAGCCACAAATCAACGCGAACCACCAACGCAAGAAAGGAGAAAACAATGGTCGCAATGACTCTTAAGGCTGCTAAGGCGGAAGCTGGCGAAATCTCTACGCGCAACACAAAGATGCCGGGCTCTTCTTTTGCGATCTCAGCAAAGCGCTGCAACGTTGGCGGAAAGCTCGCGCAAATCGAAGGTTCTGTTTGCTCGCGTTGCTATGCTCTCAAGCTCCAGAACATGCGGCCTAGCGTCAACATGGGATGGGAAGCCAACTATCTCAAAGCAACTCGCATGATCTCGGAGAATCCTGAGAAGTGGTCCGATGCAATGGCGTTCCAAATCGTCAAGGCTTCTGAGAAGACAGGCGAGCCTTTCCATCGTTGGTTCGATAGTGGCGATCTCCAGAGCTTGGACATGCTTAAGGCAATCGTTCGCGTTGCTGAGAAGACGCCAACAATCCGCCATTGGCTTCCGACTCGCGAGGCAAAGATCATTAAGGAATATCGCAAGGCCTATGGGAATTTTCCTGAGAACCTTGTGGTTCGCGTTAGTGCGACCATGATTGGCGATAAGCCGCTTGCGAACCATGAGAATACGTCAACCGTGCATCGGAAGGCGGAAACTCCAGCCGGTCATGTGTGCCCCGCACGTAACCAGGGGAATGCTTGCGGACCATGCCGCGCCTGCTGGGATAAGAACGTCAGCAACGTTAGCTATCCCTTGCACTAATGTGCCCGTAAAATCGCATAGGAAGCCCATAGAGCGGCATTGGATACATGCGAGCTACTATCCTAGCTAAATAGGGTTCGTGGGCTTCTGTGGGCTTCTAATGGGATCTTAGGGGCATTCGGTTCCGCGCAATAAAATTTTGTCAAGGGCTTGACATGCAAAATTCTAAAATTCTTGTGGATAACTTGCGAGATCATGCGTTTCGCGCATGTCAAGCGGCAGCTCGCGAAATCTCGCGGCACTTGTGGAAAACTCACGATCTTGTGGATAACTTGCGCTGGCGATATGTCGCCAATGTCCGCGCATGCTCTCGCATGAATAGCGCAACGCTAGGGATTGCTTATCCTGAGAAACACAAGCTAACTCAAGCACTTAGCACCCTTGCGGGGCACACAAGCGGGGCAGATCCCAGGCGAGTTTAGGAGTCCCAGGCGAGCGGATGGGGCACCTATGGTCCGCCATACCCCACTTCGCAAAAAGGGTTAAAGGTCGAGCGTTGTTGTTCAGCCGAGGAGGCGAGAGTGACCCTCTGGGACTCCTCCAGATATTCCCCAGACGCATAAGTCCACCCCCAGCCCAACCTCAAGGTACCGGTTACATTCGCGCTACCTTCAGTCTCTCAGGGACTCCCAGGCTGGCCCCAGGCTCCTCTTAGGGTGCGACAAGTTGTCCTGCTGCGGAGCTTCGACCGCTCCTGATCCATGCCAATTGCAATCTTAGGAATAATGTCGGGCATGTAGCAGGAATTTTTCGATGTTTCAAAGACTTAAGGCCCAAAAATGCGAGCCGATGACCACTCTTAGAAGAAGAGGCCGTCAGATGCCTCCGCGAAATCTTCAGATCTTAAGAAAAACCTTAAGTTCTTCTTTTGGGAGCCTCTGATGCTCCCCTTTTACTTCAACAATCAATTTTCATTACCAAAGGATTCCTTAAGTGCCTATTGAATCCGCAACGTACTTACATTCGTTGAACCCTGGTAACCCTGCTGGTTCCGATCCAGTTGCGGATACCGATAACCATATCAGGCTGATCAAGCAGGTTCTTAAGAACACCTTCCCGAACATCAGTGGTCCCGTAACAGCTTCCCAGCATGTGTTGAATGGTGGTGTGCCGATTGGTGGCATCCTCATGTGGTCCGGTGCGATCAATCAGATCCCGGCAGGCTGGGTCTTGTGTAACGGTGGTACCCATACGCGCTCTGATGGTGGCGGTCAGATCACCGCTCCGAACCTTCAGGATCGCTTCATCGTAGGGGCTGGTGCTTCGTATGGTGTTGGAGCGACCGGTGGCTCTGTGGCCCAAGGGGGCTCCACGGATTCCCAGGGCTCTCACGTTCACTCTGCATGGACCGGTGCGGCAGGCTCGCACAACCACGGTGGCTACACGGACTACCACACGCTGACCATTGCCCAGATCCCCTCGCACGACCACTCGCTTCCGAGCGTCTGGAACATGGGGACCGGCTCTGCATCAGCGGTCAACTACTTCGGCCAGGGCACGCTCTACCTAGCGACCTCCACAGGCAAGGTTGGTGGTGGTCAGGGGCATCGCCACGGCATCAATTCGGATGGCTCGCACTCGCACGGTGTCGGCATGGATTGGGCTGGCGCTCACGCGCACAACGTCTCGATCCCCGATGGCCGTCCTCCGTTCTATGCGCTCGCTTTCATCATGAGGATCTAAGGAAAACCTATGCCTATTGTCCCCCTCCGCGACCTGGGGAAGCTGGGGGTGATCACGGACGTGGACCCCTTTGATCTTCCCATCCATGCCTTCAGTTTCGCTAAGAACGTCCGTTTCGAGGACAACAAGGTGGAGCGGGGTTCCGTGTTCCGTAAGGTCTATGACCTGGGAGTGGAGCCCAAGCACATCGCGTCCTATGACGACCATCTTGGGAAGGGTCACCCGATTGTCGTGACCCATACGGGCTCGCTCTATGACCTTGAGTCTGGAGCCCCTGGCGTTGGTGTGACCCCTACCGGCTGGTCAGTGGGTAGCAGCATCGGGGAGGTCACGGTTACCTCCTGCCAGCTCCAGAACGTCCTATACGTGAACCGGAGCGACTCTGTCCCGGCCTATCGCCCCAAGGATGCTCTCAAGACGACCAAATTCTCGCTCCTGAAGACCGATCCGACCGCAGGCGCTTTACCTGGCTCCAAACACTGGCACGACGATTGGAAGTGCAAGGTTCTCCGCTCGATGTCGGGCGTCCTTGTGGCTCTCAACGTCGATAAAGGCCCGTACCACTACGGCAACATGGTCAAGTGGTCGAATTTCGCCATCGAGGCAGGCAAGGAGCCCCCGGATTGGGACTACGCCAGCACCACCTCGAATGCCGGGGAGAACACCCTGGCTGAAATGGACGGTGAGATCGTGGACGGGGTCAAGCTCAGGAACCGGATGTATATCTACGGTACCCGTGAGACTTGGCTCATGGAGTTCATCGGCGGCCTGGATATGTTCAGGTTCGACCGAGCGTTCGACCGGAACGTGATCAACACGAACTGCGTGGTCGAAAACGACGGTATTCATTACGTTTTCGGGACCGATGACCTGTGGATGCACGACGGTACCCAGGATAAATCCCTGGCAACCGGTGTTGTCCGCAAGTTTGTCTTCAGTTCCCTGCGCCTCGACCGCAAGCATCAGTTCTTCGTGACGCACAACAAGCGCACGAACGAGGTGATGTTCTGCTATGTGTCGGACGATCCGTACTGCAAGTTCCCGTCACAGGGCGGCGAAGGCTGCAATCGTGGCGTGATCTACAACTATGCAGCGCAGACTTTCTACTTCACGGACCTCCCTTACGTGACCGCAAGCGCTCTTGTGCGCCCAATCGCTCAGGGAACGTCCTTCGAGGCCTTTACGGGCACCTTTGAAAGCGTCGGTGGCTCGTTCTCCGCGCAGGATAAGGAGGTCAAGGAGAACCTCACGCTCGCTGGTGTGACCGGAACGGGCGTTGGGGCGGCTCTGCGGACCTTTGAGCCCTATAAGGAGGCTGCGTCTGTCTTCGTCCTCGATGAAGCTGCCAATGGACCGGCTCTGCTGATCCGTGAGGGCATCGACGCGGACGAGCTACAGGCCGAGCTGAGGGGCTACAAGCTCATTTCCTCGATCTATCCGCAGGGACGCCTGGACACGGACGCTCTGCCTATCGAGTTCAGCTTCGGCACCTACGATCACGTCGAGGAAGCCCCTGATTATGGTGATCCTCAGACGTGGGACCGCACGTATTACAAGCTCGATTTCAATCAGGCGGGTCGTTACCTCGCGTACAAGATCGAACAGAAGGACTTCAAGCCGTTCTCGTTCTCTGGATTTGACTTCGATGTGACGATCCTGGGACGCTACTGATGGCTTACAAACCTCTCAACAACTATCGAAGGGCTCCTCAGCCGTCTCTCCCTGGCTCTGAGCGCCAGTGGATTCAGGAAGAGCTGCGTAAGCTCGAAATGATCCTCAAGGAGATCGTGGAGGCAATCGAGGAGCTTCGCAAGAAGGTTCCATGACCCCTGGAATGCGCTTCGTCGTATGGGATGGGACCGAGTACATCGCTGAAATGCACTACGAGGATCTGGGGGAAGGGCGGTTGATGCCCTTCTTCCACCTCGATGTCTTTTACTTTTCGCCAGAAATCCTCAAGCGCATGCTCAAGGAGTGGGAAGAACACCGGCACACGGTCCCCACGCCTTTATTTTGCATGGGCGAAGAGGACGACGAGAAGTTCTCGCGTTTCATCTCGAAATTCGGATTTCAATACTTAACGGATTGCCCGTGTACGGACGGAAAAACACGGCGTCTTTTTGTCAATTTTGGCCCACAGGAGGCTCAAAAGCAATAATATAAGGGATTTCTAATGGGCGGCGGTGGAAAGCAAACCACGACAACATACGAAAAGAAAGAGCCGTGGTCCGGTCAGCAACCTTATCTTCTGGATGCTTTCAAAGAAGCCCAGACGATCTACGATAAGCAGAAGAAGCAGAACGACCCTGGCTATCAGGGCGATTTCTATGCCCAAGCAACCCCTCAGATGCGCTCGACTTTCGAGGACGCTCTGAAGTATTCGGGCGGGGCTGGTGTCAAGACCGCTTCGGGCCTGGAGGCTACTGGTAACCGGCAGATCAAGGCCGGTGAGGCAGGCCTCGCGGAAGCCCAGCGGGGACTAACGGATTTCAACACTCGCGATTGGACGGCCACGCACATCGAGAACGCTGGCCGGTACGCCAACAACCCCTTCATGGACGCGATGATCGAGGCCTCGATGCGGGATGCCCAGCGCACCTTCAGCGAGGAGACGATGCGCGGGATCGACCAGAATGCTGCCCTGACCGGCAACATGAACTCGACGCGAGCTGGTATTGCGGCGGGTATTGCCCAGCGGGGTCTGGCCGATAAGGCGGCTGACGTGTCTGCAACGATGCGGGGCGCGGCCTGGGATAAGGGCCTGGGGATGTCTCAGGCTGACCAGCAGCTCCTCCTCCAGGGCCTCACGACGAAGGCTGGTGTCTCTCAGAGCCAGCTTGAGACGGGCCTGGGCGCTGTCAAGCAGGGCACGGATCTTCGTCAGCAGCTCCTCGACCAGGGCGTCCTGGCGACGACCATGCTGCAAGGGTTCGATCAGGCGAAGATCGATAACGCAATCGCCAAGTACGATTACAAGCAGAACAAAGAGTGGAACAACCTGGGTAACTACTGGAGCATCATTGGCGATAAGAGCTGGGGTGGCACCACGCAGGGCACCCAGACTGTCAAGAACAGCCCAAGCGCTCTGTCCAGCATTGGTACGGGCATTGCGATCCTTGGTTCGCTCTTCCGGTGTGACGCTCGCGTCAAGCACATCTTCAAGAAGGTGGGTGAGACGGTCGAGGGTCTGCCTCTGTACCTCATTCAGTACCGCGATGCGCCTCACATGGGCCTGCACATCACGCCGCTCGCGCAGGATGTCCAGAAGCTCTTCCCTGAGGCTGTCAAGGAGATCCACGGAATCTTGCACATCGATACCCGCGTCTACGACTGGAGGTAATAGGTGCCTGTCAACATCAATAACCCGTTGGCCCAGGCGCTTATCGCTGAGGGCCGCAGGCGTGGCTACTCTGATGTGGCTATCGCAACTTCTATCGGTAACGCTATGGCGGAGTCGGGTCTTAACCCGGCTACCCGCCCTGGCGACAACGGAACTGCCTTCGGTGGCTTCCAGTGGAGGCACGACCGCTTCTCCAACCTGAAGAACACCGCATCGCGCATGGGCGTGGACTACACGGACCCCAAGGCCCAGGCGGCTCACTGGTTCGATGAGTTGGACGGGAAGGTAGGTAGCGAAGGCCGGTGGGGTCAGAAGCTCAAGTCAGCTCAGGACATCGCTGCGGCTAACGACGCTGTCATCAGCGCTCTGCGGCCTGCCGGATGGTCTGCTAACAACCCCCGTGGCGGTCATAACTACGACCGGCGGCTTGCGTTCGCCAAGCAGGCTCTTGAGGCCATTACGAGCGGCAAGATCACAACGGCTGACGTGTCTCCGTCCGGTGGACCGAACTACAACGTCCCTGGCGACGACCTTGAGATGGCGAAGACCGTCTTTGAGGGTACGAACGAGCCCAACCCGATGGTTGCGGCCATGCAGGGCTCCCAAGAGTCCGATGTTCTGGCCGGTGGGTCTGGAGACGACGATCTCGCGCAGCCTGCCCTCAGCTCCTCGTTTCTGACCGGTGGTCCTGGCGCTCTCTTTGGGCGTCCTCAGGAAGGCTGGAACTTCGGGGACACCATGATCCGTGTGGGTGCGGCCATGATGGCTCGCGACAACCCTCAGGGAGCTGCGGCTGTCTTCAAGAGCATCGAGGAGGACGAGCAGACCAAGCGGACCCAGATGGCGATCAATGCTCGCAAGAAGCTGGAGAAGCAGGAGGCGAACAGGACCATCATGGACCGGACGGGCCGGGAGCTGATCACGGTGGACCCGCAGGGCAACGTCGTGAACCGCACTCAGCTCAATCCAGAGGACAAGGCTCTACCGCCGAAGACGATGGAGTACCTGGAGAAGCAGAAGGTCGCTGCGGATACCGCTTATGACGTTCTCGACAAGCTCAACCACTACCGGAACCTGATCACCGAAGGGAAGCTCGACGTGAGCGCCCTGAGCCGGATGGATAACACCTTCAGGAACCTGATCAACTCCGATGAGGTGGACGAGAAGACCCGCAACGCGGCTCGCTTCGCGGCCTTCATCGAAGACCTCAGGAACCAGCGGCTGCTTGAGGCCAAGGGTGTCCAGACGGAAGGTGACGCTGTCCGTGCGATGCAGGCGATCATGCCTGGGGTGGCTGGTTACAACAACAAGACCACGCTCGCTCTGCTCGATGATGCTGCGGACAAGCTCGAAAAGAGCTGGCGCAGGCATTACCAGGGCCTGGAGCTGGGTCTGAACCAGTACAAGAACTACGATCCTGACGGCATCTACCGGAAAGAATTTGAAGAGCGAAACACTCGCATGAGTCAGTTCTTGCCGGAATACACGAAGCGCCGTGACGCTTTCTTTGCGTCTGGTGCTGGCGCTGGATCGACATCTCAAACAGGTGGGTCGCTCAAGGACGCAATTCTTGAGGACTACAGAAAGAAGAACAAGCAATAATAAGAGGTTAAGCAATGCTAACTGCGGACGACATTCGAGCGCTCCGCTCAGAGGGTATGTCTGACGACGACATTCTTGAGGGCGTCCGCAAGCATGCTCCTGAATTGGCAGGGGACATCGACGCTCTCAAGAACGAAGGTGTCCCCTCCGATTTCATCCTCAACGGAATTTCCAAGCATTATAAGGCACCGCAGAAGGCGAAAGAGGGGGCCGAGCCGTCCTTCCTGGGCGAGCTTCAGGCCGGTACTGCGGAAGCCATCGAAGGCCTTGGCAAGACGGCCCAGGTCTTTGAGAAGACACGAGATTTTGGTAAGGCAGTCGAGCAAGTCGGCAAGACCCTGCGACCGAGCCAGAAGTTTAGGGACGGCAGGGAGCGCTTCTCGAATCCCGATGAAGGCGACATTACGGTTGGTGGCTACAGCCTGAACGCGATCCCCTACATGATCGCGAGAGGTGCCCCCGGTATGGCTGCGGACCTCGCTGCGGCTGGTGTGGGTGGCGTGGTGGCTGGCCCTGGCGGTGCCCTGGTGGCTGGCGGTACGTCCTACGCTGCCCGTGAGGGTGGTCGTAACGTCGAAAAGGTCGCCAGGAACAACAACCGGACGCTTGAGACTGCCACGACGGAAGACAAGCTCCAGGCGGGTGCCGTTACGGGCGCTGAGGCCGCTTTGAACGCCTTGGGTGCCAAGGGTGCCTTAGGCAAGCTCGCGACCACGACAGGGCAGGCCGCTAAGGAAGTCGGTAAGTCCGCTCTCAAGGAGGGTGGTACCGAGCTGGGCCAGGAGCTGATCAACCAAGTCGGTACGGGCATTGGCACCGAGAAGGGTGTCAAGCAGAACATGAACAAGGACGACCTCGTCGCATCCCTGGTAGCTGGTGGTGCGATGGGTGGTGCCATTCGTGGCGCAGGCGCTGGTAGGGACATCTACCAGAACTCCCGCATGAGCAGTATTGGTGACGCTCAGGGTGCTGCCCTGGCCGAAACCATGCGGAAGCAAGGGATCGACCCGCGCAACGCCGATGAAGCCTTCAAGCTCATCCAGGCGACCGAGACGGACCTGAACAACCAGATCGATACGTACCACAGCGCTCTCAACGAGCGGTTCTATCGCGATCTTGAGTTTTCAGCTCCGAGCGCAGGCACGAAGCTCCGCTCCGAGGTCGAACGCATCCGTGACGGCCTGAAGAAGAAGGCCACGGATCTCGATGAAGCTATTGAGGCCTTGAGGTCCACCCAGCTCGCTGAGACGGACCAGGGCCAGCGGCTGATCTCCGCTCTCGACCAGAAGTCCGCGCTGAACAAGCTGCGGGAGCTGGGTCAGGAGAAGAACGGACAGTTCGTTGGTGGCGTGGCCCGTCACCTCGAATGGATCAACCCGGTCAACCTGTTCAAGCAGAGAGCCCAGACGGGCATGGGTGGTGCTTCCGTGATCGCCGGTATCGGTGGTCTGGGGCTGGCCTCCCAGCTTGGTATCTCTGCGGCCACGGCAGGCAAGACCCTGGCTGCTCCGATGGCGGTCTACGGGGCCGCTCGCGCCCTCGACAAGCTCACCGGTAACCGGAACCCCGCCAAGGAGTTCATGGCCCGTAAGGGAGCCCAGGAGGCGCCTGAGCTGCCTGCACGGCCTGACTACAATTGGGAGCAGCAGCGTGAGGAGATCATGCGCCGTGACGCTGACCGGGAGAACTCCGAGTTCAATGCCCGTAAGCGCCATGAGGAGCTGCTGAAGACCCTCAAGGAAAAGGAAGACAAGAAGAATGCGGCGGCTGAGGCCAAGCGCCTCAAGGAAGCCAACAAGGTCGTAAACGCCCTGAGCAAGCTCAAGGCTCGCCACGACGAAAAGGTAGCCAAGGAAGCCGAGGCTGCGGCTGTGGAGCCCGATGTGAATTGGGCCGAGCTGCGGAGGGGCGTCCAGGCGATCAAGAACCGGGAACGGATCAAGGCAAAGGCTGAGGCCGATGAGGCTGAAGCGCTCGCCCAGGCCCAGGCGGAAGCTGAGGCTGCGAATGCCGAACCTGAGTTCGACATGGGCGAGATCAAGCGGGGCATCCAGGCGATCCAGAAGCGCGAGAAGATGAAGGCCCAGGCCGAGCAGGCTGAGGTCGTTCAGGACAATCTCGCGATGCAGAACGCCAGGAAGCTCGTTCAGGCGATCCAGGGCCGCGAACGGATGAAGGCTCAAGCTGCCAAGCGCGAGCTGCAAGACGTGAAGGCCGGTGTCCAGGCGATCAACTTCCGTGAAGGCCTGAAGGCCAAGGAAGAGGGTCGTGTTCGCCGCGAGGCTGACGCTGAGAATGCCAACGTGGACGCTCAGTTCGCTGAGGTCCGCAAGCGCATGTCCGCCATCCAGAAGGTCCGCAAGATGCAGGCCAAGGAGGAGGGGCGTCAGGTCGAGGAGGTCAAGCCCAAGGCTGAGAAGGCCAAGGAGGCTCCCAAGGCCGAGGCGAAGACACAAGCTGCAAACGAGAACCTAAGGCGCGTGGCGCATGGCGATCAGGAGGCTCTTCAGAACCCTGAGGATGCTCGCCTGTCGCAATACGCTCGCGAGGCTGGAACGAAGCAGCGCATGGAGCGCAGGGACAAGCACTTCCGTGCTGCCAATGAGAAGCTGGCCGATCAGGACGGCGTGATCAATGAGCAGAGCGCAAGAGTTGTCTCTGAGTTCAAGAGCCAGTTCGTGAATAACGTGAAGTATCAGAGCGAGGCTCGCGAAGTCGTCAAGCGGATGCTTGAGAAGATTCAAGATCCCAACGACAGAAAGAAGATGCGGGATCACTTCGATTCCGAGGATTTCTATTCAATCTGGAAGTGGGAGAATGAAGACCAAAAGCGCAAAGCAGACGAAAAGCGCAAGGGTCGTTCCAACAAGTGAAGGACGAATGATTGAGGTGATGGAGGGGGAGCTGAGGGCTCCTTCTCCTGAACCCACCCCTGCGAAGAAGACCACAAAGCCTCGAAAGCCGCGCAAGAAGGCTGAGAGCGACCACAACAAGTCGAAGGGTGCCTGGAAGCGCCCCGACCTCAAGGAAGACCATCCGGTTCACAAGAAGTCCCGTGAGATCCCCGGCTATCGGGAGTGGTACCGGGAGCGGATGCGTCAGATCCAACAGTTTTTCAACAAGCCGGGAGGCCCTGTCCGCAGAAGGCGAGGGGTTCCTGATGGCATGCGCCGCGAGGAAGCGGAGAAACTCTGGGCTGAGGCCCGTAGGAAGGCAAAGATCGACATGGAGAACATCAAGAAGGTTATGCCTGACCTCAACGAGTCTGCGGCTGAGGCTCTTGAGACAACCCTCACGATCATGCGGTCCCCGATGAATCAGGACATGCAGCTCAAGGCTGCGCGTCAGGTTCTGGAGTGGACGATGGCGAAGCCGGTCAACAAGACCGAAATGACGGTCAACGCTGCTGAAGCATGGCTCGCTCAGATCGCTGAGGAGGCGAACGAGAAATAGTTTTAGTTTAATTCAACGTAATTGGCATGAGTCAAGAGGCATTGAAGGCGACCCGCAAGAGGTTGCACGATGATTATGCGTTCTACGCCAAGCATTGCGTGAAGATCCGCACGAAGAAGTCAGAGATCAAGCCTCTCGTCTTCAATCCCATCCAGCAGAAGCTCGATGAGGTCGTAAAGAAGCAGTACGAGGCCGAGGGAAAGGTCCGTGTGATCATCCTGAAGGCCCGTCAGCAGGGCCTCTCGACCTACACGTCTGGTCGCCTCTACTTCAGGACATCGCAGAACCGGGGTGTGAAAGGCCTGGTTGTCGCCCACAAGGCAGACTCCACCCGCACCCTGTTCGATATGTACCAGCGCATCCACGCGGAATGCCCTGAGCTGGTCAAGCCGTCCACCAAATACTCCAACCGCAAGGAGCTGGCGTTCGATCTGCTCCAATCGGGCATCGTCGTGGCGACCGCTGGTGGTGATGGCATCGCTCGCGGTGAAACGATCAACGTGGCGCACCTCTCCGAGGTCGCGTTCTGGCCCAAGGCGACCGCTGCGGACAACCTGAACGCTCTGTTGCAGGCCATCCCGAACGACAAGGGCACCGAAGTGTTCGTGGAGTCCACCGCGAACGGTATGTCCGGTGTCTTCTACGAGCTGTGGATGGGTGCCGTCCGTGGCGAGAATGGCTTCATCCCGTTCTTCTCTCCGTGGTTCGACTCTCCTGAGTACCGCTTGCCGGTGCCTGAGAATTTCGAGCGCACCTACGAGGAGCAGGAGCTGGCCGAGAAGTACGGCCTGGACGACGAGCAGTTGATGTTCCGTCGCGTGAAGATCGCTCAGAACGGACGCGAAGCATTCCAGCAGGAATATCCGAGCAACGCTGAAGAAGCCTTCATCAGCTCAGGTCGTCCTGTGTTCAACCCTGAGCAAATTCAGGAGCTTCTACAGTCCGCGCCCGATCCGATTGCTCGTATGGCCGTGGAGGAGGGTGGCGTCAACGAGCATCCGAGAGGAGAATTGCTTGTCTATCGACACCGTGATCCTGGCGAAGTCTATTATATCGGTGCTGACGTTGGCATGGGTCTACGTAACGGCGACTATTCGGTCGCGCAGATCCTCGACTCCAACCGGGAGCAAGTCGCTGTCTGGAGAGGACAAGTTCACCCAGACTATTTCGCGACGATCCTTAACGCACTTGGCTACTACTACAACACAGCGCGAATTGCCGTCGAGAATAACAACCACGGCATCCTCACGGCCATCAGATTAGGCCGAGATCTCGCGTACCCCAACACGTACACCGAAGTCACAGAAGGCTCTCTGTCGGATAAGGAATCGATTTCGATTGGTTTCCGCACGACCGTCAAGACCAAGCCTCTGATCATCGACCGTCTTCGTGCGTCTTTGCGCGAGCGGGAGATCACGGTGAACGATAAAGAAACCCTCCGTGAAATGCTTCAGTACATTGTGACCGAAACCGGAACAATGGAAGCCGAGGAAGGATGCCACGACGACTGTGTGATGTCTCTGGCAATCGCAAACCACATCCACGAAGGGAAGTTCATTCCGATCAACGTAACGGACGATTTCTATTACGAAGCCATTTAATAATTGAGGAATACTTATGGCGGTAACGAAAGCCAAGCAGGGGCTCAGTGAGGAGGATATTGGTCTGCTCGTTGACCGCAAGGTAGCCCTCGCAGTCGGTGTAGCGACCTCCAAGCTCTCTGACGAGCGCGAAAAGGTACTCAAGTATTACAACGGGGAGGCCCCGAAGCAGCAGCACAAGGGCCAATCCTCCTATGTCTCAACGGACGTGTACGACGCTGTCGAGTCCATGAAGGCAGACCTCTTGGAAACCTTCGGCGGTTCCCAGGAGATCGGGCAGTTTGAGCCCCAAGGCCCGAACGATGTCGAAAGCTGCCGGATCGCGACCGACTATTGCTCGTACATCATCTACCGGCAGAACCCAGGCTGGCAGATCTTCCATGATGTGGTGGACGATGGCCTCAAGGCCCGTGTCGGCATCGTGAAGGTCTATTGGGACGAGCAGAAGGAAACTGAGGACCATGAGTTTGAGGGCCTCGATGAGTACACAGTCGAGGGGTTAGCCGCCCTGGACGAAGTCGAGGAGCTTGAGGCAGAGCAGGACGCTACTGGTCTGTATCGAGGGAAGCTGACGAAGGTTAAAGCTGACCGCTCTCAGGTCCGTATCGAGCCGGTGGCACCGGAGAACTTTGGCGTCGAGCCGCAGGCCAAGAGCCTCGCTGACGCATTCCACTATCATCTGGAGCTTCTCACGCTTGACGAGATGGAGGCGATGGGCCTCGACATCTCCAAGCTCAAGGACACCAATCCAGACGCAGACGAGAACACTGATCGCTCGACGGAAACTGAGGCTCGCTTCAGTCAGGTCGAGAGCGGCTATACGCCCGATGAGGAGCATGACCATCAGGGCCTGAAGCGATACAAGGTTTACGAGTGCTATCTCAGGCTGGCCCCGAAGGGTAAGCGTCCCCAGCTCCACAAGGTTGTCCGGTGCGCCGGTCAGACCCTGCTCATGGAGCCTGTGGCGCGGAGCCCCTTCAAGGTCTTCACGCCGCTGCGTGTCTCTCACTCGTTCTGGGGTAACAACTTTGCCAAGCGCGTGATCCCCACGCAGAACGCCAGAACCGTTCTGACCCGTGGCATCCTCGATCACACCGCGATCACCCTGAACCCGCGCTACACGGTTCTCCAGGGTGGTCTGACGAACCCGCGTGAAATGCTCGATAACCGGCTGGGCGGTCTGGTGAACATCACCCGTCCCGATGCCGTGAAGCCGCTGGAGCAGGCGAACCTCAACCCGTTCGTCTACCAGACCCTTGAGATGCTCAAGGCCAACAAGGAGGAGACGACGGGCACCAGCTCGCTGTCTCAGGGCCTGAACAAGGACGCGATCTCCAAGCAGAACTCGCAGGGCCTTGTGGCTGACCTTGTGGACCTGTCGAAGCAGAGGGCCAAAGTCGTGGCTCGCAACTTCGCTGAGTTCCTGGCCGAGCTGTATATCGAGGTTTACCAGCTCGTCATCGAGAACGAGGATCGCCGGCAAGTCGTGGAGCTGGCCGGGAATTGGGTGGAGATCAACCCGAAGACCTGGGCCGAGCGCAAGAACTTCCGCATCAGCTTCCACCTGGGCCAGGGCGCTGCCGATACCGAGGCCATGAAGTACGTGGGCCTACTGACGATGGCGGCACAAGACCCTGAGCTGAACCGGATGATCGGTGCTGAAGGTCGTTACAATGTGGCGACCAAGGTCATGAGCCTGAAGGGCATCCGCAACGTCTCAGACTTCATCAAGCATCCGTCCGAACTCGATCCGCCTGAGCCTCCGATTGAGGTGCAGCTCAAGATGAAGGAGCTGGAGTTCAAGGAGCGCGAGTGGGCGGCGAAGGCGCAGCTCCAAGAGATGAAGGCTATGGCTGATCAGGCCAAGGCCCAGCATGAGACGCTCATGGCGCAGATGGCGGCTGCGAACGAGAAGCTGGAGCAGTTCCTGAAGCTCGCTGAGAACCACCGGAAGGACATGGAGACGGCGAACAAGATCGACATCGCCCAGCGCGAGATCGCGATCACCGAGAAGGCTCCGATGACCGAACCGGCCAAGCCTATTGTCTCACCGAACTCGTAAGGAACTCGCATGGACATCTTTAGCAACGTCAGGGGGATGATCCCCCCTGGCTACATGGGCTATCGCCCTCAGAAGCCTCAGGTTCCCGTTGCGAACACTGAGGAGGAGGTCCAGGCGCTTGAGAGGCAGATGGGGATGCTTCCCCAGGCCCCTCAGATCCCTGCGCCACCTCCGAGCTTCAACCCGATTGCCTCTAGCTCGCTTCCGTCTCTGATGCACTCAGGGCAGATGCGAGCTGGATTGATCAACCCGCCGATGCCTTGGGGTGCGCCTCCTGGCATCTCTGCGGCGAACCCGAACCCGCTTGGGGCTCTGAAGACCTCTCCTGAGGCTCCGCAGGCGACTGCCTCGATCACTCCACCGGCTCCCGCGTACAACCCGCAGGAAGCTGCAAGGGGCGACGAGCAGGACAAGGTGGGTGTGGAGCGGATCGCTAAGGACTATTGGGACCGGCAGGAAGCCAAGCCGCTGACCCTCACGGTCAAACCGAAGGGCACCTCGCTGCCTCAGACGGCTCCTCTGCCTCCTCCGCGTCCTGGCGACCTCAATGTCCCTGGTGTTCCCCCGGCTCGTCCGAGGGTGACCTGGGAAGGCGAGGGGCCGATCCCGCTCGACATCGCGAACCAGATGAACGACGCGCACTTGCGGGAGAACATGGGCCTGGAGCCGTGGGCACCGGAGCCCTCCAAGCCTGGAGACGGCATCAAGGCTTTCCGCGCCAATGGTGGGCCTGAAGCCCTCCAGCAGCCCATTGGAGAGCCTGGGAGCCCGATGAGCGCTCTGACGGGTGGTGGGATCGATAAGAAGTCCATCTTAGGAGCATTCCTGGGCCTCTTCGGGGGCCTCTAATGAATAGTGCCAGGGCCTCTGCTTACGTAAGCCCTGGCCGTCTATCCCCATGAAGCAACCGACAGACGAACAAACCATCACGCTTGGCCTGATGGCCGAGTCGCTCATGAACGACGATGCGTTCAACGAGCTTTACGAGCTGGTGGAAGACAGGATCGCCAAGGAAATCCTCGCGACCCCACTGGCCGACAAAGAAACCCGCGAATTGCTCTACCAGACCTACAACGGCATGCGAGCATTCGTTCAGTACATCAACCAATTCCGCACAGCCAAAGATCAAGTTGTGGAACGGCTGAACGCGGAGAATGAAGAGAAAGAACACGAGGACTACTGATGTCTGGAGCTATCCATCAGGACGCTCAAGTTATTGAAACTAGCATCTCTGAAGATGATGCTGCTGAAGAACTCCTTCGACGCTGGACACAGGACGCTCAGAACGAGCCATCCGAGGGCGAAGAGGAGGATACCTCCCGCGAGGAAGACACCAACGAGACTGAGGAAACCGACGACGACTCCGAGCATGAGGCTCCAGAGGACGACGAGGATTCCGAGGGCTCCGAGGATGAGGCCGAGGACGACGAAGGCCAGGACGATGACGACGAGTCCGAGACTGAAGAGGACAGTGAGAAGCCCAAGGTTCTCAAGGACAGTGACATCGTCAAGGTGACCGTGGACGGCAAGGAGATTGACGTTCCGGTCGAGAAACTGAAGCGCCTCTACGGCCAGGAAGCGGCTCTGACTCGCAAGTCGCAGGAAGCTGCGGCTCTCCGCAAGAAGGCGGAAGACCAAGGCGCTCGCGCTGTGGCGACCGCTGAGAAAATGCTGCAACGCGCTCTGGAGCGTTACAAGCCCTATCAGGACATCGATTGGCTTGTGGCGGCTAAGACGCTCGATACCGACGAGCTTCAGGCACTCCGTAGCGAGGCTGAGAAGGCCTACGCGGACGTGCAGTTCATCTCCCAGGAACTCGATACGTTCATGGCTGAGGTGGCGAAGGCTCGCAAGGACGAGCTGATGACCGAGGCACGGGCTACGTTCAAGGCTCTTACGGACCCCAAGACGGGCATCCCTGGCTTTAACGAAGCTCTCTACAACGACATGCGCCTGTTTGCGATCAACTCCGGTGTTCCTGAGGAGATCGTCAACCAGATCGTGTCCGAGCCGATCATTCGACTGATCCACAAGGCCTATCTGCATGACAAGGGCCAGAAGGCGCTGACCAAGACGAACCCGGTGACCAAGAAGAACAAGAAGATCATCAAGTCCAAGGTCAGCTCTGAAGTCACCCGCACCATCACGAAGACCGCGCCTCAGAAGCAGGCGCAGGAGCGTCTCAAGCGGACGGGCTCCATCGAGGATGCTGCGGAGCTGATGCTCGCTCGCTGGCGTGAAGCGGATTAAGCACGTCCAGAAACAAAGTAATTACGTTCTTTTTGAACAACGCTTTCGATTTTGAAGGAATACATTTTCGATGCCTCAGTACACTTCGTATGACACGGTTGGTAAGAAGGAAGACGTTTCCGACGTTATCTCCAACCTTTCCCCGACCAAGACTCCGTTCGTTGCTACCATCGGCACGGAGAAGGTCCACAACACGCTGTTCCAGTGGCAGGAAGACGAGCTGGCTGCTGTGAAGGCGAACGCTCAGGTTGAAGGTTTCACCGCTCAGGATGCAACCCTCAGCCCGACCCGTATGCGCCAGAACTACACCCAGATCCTTGAGAAGACCATCAAGATCTCTGGCTCGCTCGACTCCGTTGACCACTATGGCCGCGCCAAGGAGAGCGCCTACCAGCTCTCGAAGGCGATGGCTGAGGTCAAGCGCGACCTTGAGCACAACCTCATCGGCTTCGATCAGGTGGCTGACGCTGGCTCCAGCAACACGCCGCGCAAGTTCGCGAACGTGTTCAAGATGATCGACCCGTCGATGGTGATCAACACCGGTTCTGCCTCGACCCCGATCTCCGAGGCTAACCTCCTGGCTGCTCTCCAGCGCACCTATGCTGAGGGCGCGGACGTGAACACCGCTATGGTGACGCCCGACGACTCCCTGGTGATCGCTGACTTCGCCAAGGCGGCTGGCCGCTTCCGCGAGATCACCAACGGTCAGGCGGATCGCAAGATCGTCAACGCGGTGGACCTCTATGTGTCGCCCGTGGGTCAGGTGAGCATCCAGCTCAACCGCTGGCTCCAGGCTGGCAACACCCTGGTCTACGATCCCGACCAGTGGAAGCTCGTCATCTTCCGCAACTGGTTCCGTGAGACGCTGGCGAAGGACGGCGACTCGACCAAGATGATGATCGTGGGCGAGTTCTCGCTGAAGCACAAGAACTTCAAGGCTTCGGCGCTCATCCGTCGCGCGTAAGCAAGTCTTATGGGGGTCATGGGGTTTCCTGTGGCCCCCTTATTTTTCACGAAATTCTTTTCCTCCAACCATGAACATTATCGAACCACGCTACTCGTTCCATGAAGGGGACGGGAACGCGAAGCTATTCATCCAGCGCTCCCAGGAGATTCCCCAGGACTTCCTTGATCATCTGTCTGAGGCCCGTAAGGCTTCGACGCAAGGCAAGATGGGTGAACTCCATCGTTTCGCAAGCATTCCTGTGGTCGTCTATGAGAATTGGCTGCGCCAGGGCTTCGATCCCCGCAGAGAACATCCGGCAAAAGTGATCGCGAAACTGAAGGCTGAAGGGCTGGACTACTTCATCACGACTGATCGTAAGCTCTAAGGTTTTCTTGAAATGGCCTATGTTCATCCTTCCGCGTCTCGCACCAGCGCAGGCGTACTCTTTACCATCGACAGCGATCCTGATTACCGCACCGTCGTTGTCCAGGTGATTAGCGCAGGAACGTCCTGCACGATCACCTATGAGATGTCGAACGATGGCGTGACGTGGCATCAGGTGACCGGTCAGAACTCGACCGGCTCCCAGGTAACCACGACCAGCTCCACCGGTCACTACGTCTTCCCGCTCCTGGCTCGCTACTTCCGTGCCCGTATCTCGACCTATGGTTCCGGTACGGTGACCGTGAACGGCTACATGCGGAAGGAGGTGTCGGAGAACCCTGGCGTTCAGGTGACGAACGCCCCTGGCGTCATCGCGACGTTGACCAGCAGCTCCGTTGTGGGTGGCACGGTGCATCGCATCAAGTCCGCTGCGAACGTCAACGCGACCCTTGTGAGCAACACGGGCCGTAACGTCTACCAGATCTTCCTCCAGAACAACGGTGCGTCCACGCGCTTCGTGAGGTTCTACAACAAGTCCTCCGCGCCTGTGACTTCAGACACACCCCTGTTCACTGTGGTCCTCCCCGCTGGTGCCGAGCGTGTGATCCAGCCGAGCGCTCCGATCCGCTTTGGTTCCGGCCTTGCCTACAACATCACGGGTGCTGTGGCTGACAACGATGCAACCGCTGTGGGTGCCGATGAGGTCCACGGCTTCATCCTCTACGGATAACCAAGATGGCCTATCGTATTCTTAAGGAAGTCGGGCGGGAGTTCATCCCGACCGGCGAGATTTCTCATCTCTCATTTGAAGAAATTGACGCTTACCTCCAACAGCTCCAGCAGGAAAACGGCGGCTGCTATGCGGCTGAATACGTCGAGGACGAGGAGCCTGTTGCTGAGGAAAACTAATAGGTACTCGAAATGAATTACGGAGAAGTCAAAGCGCAATTCCGCGCCATGCTCAACCGGCGCGACATCACACCATCACTGGTCGAAAACTTCATTAAGAGTGCCATCCAGAGAGCGCAGCGGCTTCTCCGTGTTCCCGCGAGCGAGTCTGTTGCGTACATCCCGGTCGAGGATGGCTTCGATGGCCTGGACATTCCCGGCGATTTCCTCAAGCTCGTTTCGCTCACCATTGGCGATCAGGAGCTGACCAAGGTCGATCTCACCACGGCCCTGCGGGAGTCCCGCTACCCTGGTGTTCCCCGGTTCTTCGCAAGGAATGGCTCCAAGTTCATCATCGGTCCACGGCCTGCGACCGGCGACGTGATCCAGCTCGTTTACAACGCCGACTTTTCGGCCCTGACCGAGGACACGGATTCCAACTGGCTCACTGAGATCGCACCGGACATCATTTACAACGGAGCCCTCTCGCTTGCCTGCGGTCACTACACGGACCCGCGTAAGCAAGTATTCGAGGACGACTTCGTCAAGGCGATTGTGGATCTCAACAACCAGGCCTCCGAGGATGAGCTTACGAACGCTCAAGTGATGCCTGCGTATTCCCTTAATTTTGACGATTGATCGCAATGGCTAGTTCAGGATTTTTCAAGGGCAACCCCAGCCCGACATCTATTCGTTTGGCCCAGGAGCTGCTTGAAGACGCTACCGAGGCCATGAACATCGTTCTTCAGAAGAAGAGCGAGACTGACCAAGCTGCTGCCGATGCGGCCCAGAGCGCGTTCAACGCCTCTGTGGCTGCTCAGGCTTCCGATACGAGCCGAGCTGCGAGCGCGACCCAGGCTGCGAACAGCGCTGCGAGTGCCCAAGATGCCCATCTGAGCGCTCAGGCTTCTGCGGCCTCTGCAACGGATTCCTCCAACAGCGCCTCCCAGGCGGCTCAGTCCCTCCAGGCGACCATCGACAACGCCAACGCGGCTGCGGCCTCCAAGGTGGCTGCGAGTGTGTCCGAGCAGAACGCAAAGACCTCCGAGACGAACGCCAAGGCCTCTGAGAACGCCGCTAAGGCCTCTCAGAACGCTGCGGCTACTTCGGCCTCCAATGCGGCCTCAAGCGCCTCTGCGGCCCTCGCAAGCCAGAATGCGGCTAAGACTTCCGAGGACAACGCCCTGGCGTCTAAGAACGCCGCTGCGGCCTCTGCGACGACCGCTGAGGGCCATAAGAACGCTGCGGCTACTTCCGCCTCCAACGCCTCAACATCGGCCTCTACGGCCTCTACAAAGGCTTCTGAGGCATCCGCAAGTGCGACTGCTGCCAAGACCTCCGAGACGAACGCCAAGGCGTCTGAAACCGCTGCCAAGACCTCCGAGAACAACGCGAAGGCTTCTGAAAATGCGGCAAAGACCTCTGAGACGAAAGCCGAGACGGCGAGGGCGTATGCTGAGGGGTACCTGACGGCCCTCTCGTTCCAAGAGGCTCACCCTCAGTCCTTTGTGTTCCCTAACAAGGGTGTCCAGGGCTTCTCATGTGTCAACGGCACTCTCTCGCAGAGCGGAAGCGGTCCTCTGGTCGTGACACAGACCGGGAGCAATTCGGACCTGTACTTCGTGAGGAACTCTCTGTCCATTGACGGCAGCAAGTTCACCAGGGTTGTGATCCGTATTCGCCGCACTACCGGATCGGCTGTCCCTCAGATGCAGTTGTATTGGACGACGGCCAGCCACGGTCACGGTGCCTACAACGGGCGACCACTCGTAACCCCGGCGTTCGCCAATGGGGTCTGGTACGACTGTGTCTATGACCTCAGGGACAGTACAAAGATCAACAACGGCTCCGATTGGTTGACCAACACGATCACGGGTGTCCGTTTCGACCCGTCCGAGGGGTCCGTTGGTGACGTGTTTGAGGTTGAGCATATCCTCTTCCTCGCGGACAATCCGACTTTCATCACCACGAAAGCATCCGAGGCTGCGGCTTCGGCTGCCGATGCGTCCTCTTCGGCTTCTACGGCCTCTACCAAGGCTTCCGAGGCCTCGACCTCCGCTGCCTCTGCCCTGGCGCATAAGAACGCTGCGGCGACCTCTGAGGCCAATGCTGCCGCAAGTGCCGCTAATGCAGCCCAGAGCGCGGCCAATGCTCAGACGTGGAATCCCCAGAACTACTACAGCAAGACCGAGGCGGATAACCTCCTGGCTCAGAAGGCCAACCTCTCTGGGGCGACCTTCACCGGAACGGTTACTGCTACAGGCGCTGGTTGGTGCTTCACGGCTGAACACCCTGGAACTGATGGGTGGGCTGGTTATCGTCTGGTTGGTAAGGGCGGCGATGGAAAGCAGAACGTCATCTATGGCCGTGCAGGACAGGTCAATATCGACCGTCTGAGCGCTTCCGGTGCCTGGGAAACCAGCCTGCTGACCCTCAGCTCTAGCGGCACCCTCTGGACCCCCAATGGCCTGAACACCAACGAAAGGGTCCGTGTGGGTATGGGCCAGAACCAATCGTGGCTTGAGATGCACGATACGGACGAAGGCACCCGCTTTGTTCACAACAACGGTGGCTCTATCGGCTTCGTTGGCTCTGGTGGTGCTTGGTGCTTCCGTGTGTATAACGACGGTCTGTCCTACTTAGGCTCTGCGACCCTTGATGGTCGCGGTGGGTGGCACCTGGCTTCTGACGGTAACCTCTACATGCCGTGGGCCGGTGCATGGCTGTCGAACGTACTCGCGGCCAAGTACAACACTGGCGCTGCGTTGCTCATCGATGCTGGTGCCGGTGCTTACGGGCTTGGTGCGTACAACACGTCTACTTCCCGCGCTCTGTTTGGTTACAACCGGTCTGGTTCCGCTGACGACGTTGTCCGCTCTTACGCGGATCGCACTCAGAGTACCGGCTTCAAGTTCTACCGAGCCACTTCGGACAACAACGGTGCGGCTGATACCGAATGGTATGTGCGAGGCGACGGTGCAACGTTTGGTGACGGTCCTTACACAGGCACGGGCGCTGACTATGCCGAGTATTTCGAGTGGGAGGATGGTAACCCTGACAACGAGGATCGTCGCGGCTGGTCCGTGGTCCTTGTGGACGACAAGGTGCGCCGTGCGACCGCTGCGGATGACCCTGAGGACATCATCGGTGTTGTGTCGGCCTGCCCTGTTGTGATGGGCGACTCTGCCCAGGAACGCTGGCAGGACCAATACCTTCGGGATGACTTTGGGAACTACCTCAGGCGTAGGGTCCAGCGCGTCTACTGGAAGAACCCTGACTTCGATCCATACGGCGATCCTGACGATCCCAACAACCGAGCGTCGTTCGTCTACGAGGTCGATAAGATCCCTGAGGGCGTCGTGCCTCCTGAGGACGCTGAGTACGTGTGGGAAGAGCTGCGTATCCTCAATCCTGAGTACGATCCTGATCGGCCCTACGTGCCTCGCGAGGAGCGCCCTGAGTGGTCGCCCATCGGGCTCATGGGAAAGCTCAGGATGCTCAAGGGCGAACCTGTAGGCCCACGCTGGCGGAAGATGCGAGACATCTCCGACAAGGTCGAAGAGTGGCTCGTTCGCTGACCTGATACAAAGGAATTACAGACAAATGCCTATTACTTACAGCAAGGCCTCCCTGGATAAACTCCAGGGGGTCCACCCTGATCTTGTGAAGGTGTTCATGAAGGCCAAGGACTACGTGCCTGCCGAGCTGGACTTCAAGATCACCTGTGGCCTGCGGACCCTTGAGGAGCAGAAGAAGCTCGTCGCCAAGGGTGCGTCCAAGACCATGAAATCCCGCCACCTGACCGGCCATGCCGTGGACGTTGCGATCCTCGCCAAGGACGGCAAGGGCCTCGATTGGACATTCGAGAAGTACGCCCAGCTCGCTGAGTACATCAAGCAGGCTGCTCGCGATGTCCGTGTGCCCATCGTGTGGGGTGGGGATTGGGACAACGACGGCTCCTACAAGGACGAGAGCTTCCTCGATGGGCCGCACTTTGAACTCTATCGCAAAGCCTATCCGTAAGGATTTTCATCATGGAATTTCTGACGCTTCTCATTGCCTATAAGGATGTCATCTTCGACTTCCTGTTCGCCCTCCATGCGCTCTGCTTGGTTGTTGTGAACGTCACCGCGACACCTAAGGACAACGCGGTCCTGTCGAAGATCTACAAGGTTCTTGAGGTCGCTGCTGGCCTCGTCTCGCGCAAGGCGAAGACCTAAGCCATGACGCTGGCAGGAACGATCACCTGGGGCGAGATCCTCACGATTGTCCTGCCGGTCGTCTCTACGGCCATCGGTATCTACGGATGGGCTAACGGGCAGATCGGCAGTCTGCGTAAGGAATTGACTTCCTTCAGGGAAGAGGTTGCGAAGGAGTATGTCTCCCAAGCGACTCTTGAGAAATTCGAGGCGAGGATTCTGACAGCCATTGATCGCTTAGGCGACCGGCTGGACCGTTTCGTCTCTAAGGAATAACATTACATAATCAACAAAAAACCCCTGGACGGCTTGAGGATGACCTCTTGCTATCCAGGGGTTTTTTTGCGATATGGCGGCTCCCTTACGGGGCGTCGTGGCCGAATGGTGAGGCAGAGGACTGCAAATCCTTCCATCCCGGTTCGATTCCGGGCGACGCCTCCACTACTTTTCCAAGTAGCTCCAGAGCCTTAGTGCATGGTAGGCGTGATACCTGCGATCCTCAGGCATCTGACATTCCTCAGCGAACTTCGCCATCATACAATGCCAGATGACCATCTGAAGGATGCCCTGGATTGCTCCAGGGACATCCGTTATCGGATTGGGCATGCGCCGGTCGCACATCCTTCGTCCTCCAGCTCGTCCAGGCTGTTCGCCTGCTGCTCAAGCACCAGAGGCTTCAGGTTTGCCACGTAAGCCTTGTAGGCCTCCTCCGTGACGACCTCCTGCGGGAGGTAGGGGTATCCCAAGTCCTCTGCGGTCTTCGTGGGATCGTTACGGAACAAGAACGACACACCCACATAGCTGTCCCAATTCTCGTAGATCCAATCCACGATCTCAGGGACTTCCGAGGGATCGTAGGACACAGTGATCGAGGCGTTGTGATCGACATAGTCGTCCATCCAGGCCTTGTAGCGATCAAGCTGCGTGACGGCGGACTCAAGGTTCACATGGAGGATCTTGCCATCCCGCTCGACCACATCGAACTCCACATCCTCCCAGGCGACCGGGAAGGTGATGAGGACAGCATCCGAGGCATAGGGATCATCGAAGACCCGGTAGCCAGCCTCCCGGCAGATCTCCACCAGGGGATCGTGCTTGGAGAAGCGGACGTTGTTGAAGATGTAGCGGCCAAGGGGCTTATGCAGGCCCTCCGTCGTGTCCATGATCTTGCTCAGGGTTCCTGAAGGCTTGATCGTGGTCACGGCCTTGGAGCGCGGCATATCCAGCTCGTCAGCCATCTTGTAGCTCGCGAGCTTCGCGATGTTCCTGAGAGCCTTACGGTGTTCAGCGGAGTGCTGATGCTCCCAGCGGACGATACCCGTCACACCACCACCGGTCAGGCGCAGGAACTGGTTCAGCTCATGCCAGGAGTCCTGCAAGATGCCGTCCCTGAGGTCCACGCAAGTCTGCCGGTAGTTCGCCCTGGCGATCAGGCGCTGTGCCTCGCAGAGGCCTTCCCAATCCCCATTGAACTTGCCGAGGTCCACCTCAACAAGGTTACAATAGGATTTATTACCTAGCAGAATTTCTGCACACGGATTCACGCCCTTGAACCACGGGGCTCTCTTGAGCGCTGCGGTGCCGTTGATGAACCCAGGCTCCGAGCCACCGGCATCGATCATCAGGTCGAAGATGTCCTGAAGCTCTGCCTTGGAGGGACGGTGGTAGAAGACGATGGAGTTGTTCGACTGAGCCCTCTGAGGGTTGTCGATCCAGTGGTCTTTCTTGGCCTTGGCGAAGGGAATCCACTCAGGATCACCATAAGGCACAATGGCGATCTCTGCGCTCCTGCGGGAGCTAAGGGTCGTCCCCAGGTGGTTCATGATGTCCAGAATGTCGATACGGGTCAGGAGCTGACCGGCTCGCTTGTTCAGGAGCGTCACGATGGCCGCGAGAGCCTTGGAGAGCGTCTCGTCGCCTGAGGAGATCCATCCGTACCCCTTGAGGCGAACACCGGCTCCACGGATCTCCGTGTAGTCGAGGATGAGCTTGTCGCACATCACCTTGTTCGCCAGGAGCTTGCCGGGAACCTTCGACCAAGCCTCAGCCGAGTCACCGATCAGGATCGTCCAGACTACTTTGCCATCGACGTTTTCGATGGTTTCCAGATTCGTCTCACGACCTTTCGGGTCATCTTTGGTCTTTGCGGAGCGACGAAGCTCCAATTCGACGGGCTTTGTGAAACCTGAGAGAGTGCCAACGACAGGCTCAAAGCCAACGCCGCAGCCCTGGAGAAGATTCCAGAAGCCATCGACAACATCATTAACTGTCTCCACGCGAGCGAAGCTGCAATTGAACATCGAGGCTTCACGGCGCTTCGCGATCTCCGTGCCACCCAGCCAAAGGGTGCGGCCTGCCGTGACAGCCTTACGGGCCAGCATGAGCTGACGAAGCTCGTCCAGCTCCAGCTCCTCGCGAGCCGTGAGCTTGCCAGGGACGAACTCCTGGCGCTGCTGGACCTCTCCAGTGAACTTGTTGCCGTACTCGACGGTCTTCACGCGGCCCTTGGCGCGTTCCCAGAGCCAGCGCTGATGGGAGATCACACGGTCAACCGTCTGCTCCCAGGTTTCAAAAATAGACCCCTGGTCATCCAGGGGCCTGTTGTAGGTGCGACGTGTAACGACCTGAGCGCGAACGGACGGAGCCGCGATCTCGACAGGCGCGTTTGAAAGCATCGTAATTCCTTTGTATTCAGTTATGCGAAAACGGCGAGGAGGAAGATCACAATCCCGATGGAGCAGATGATCCAGCGGATCACCTCAAGGATCGTGTCATGAGGGAAGGTGTATTCAGGCTCCATCAGAAGACCAAAGCTCCCAGAGCGAAGCTGAAGACAGCGACAGACACGTAGAGGGCCGTCAGAGCGCGGCCCAAGCTGATGTCAACCATGTGCGGATCTCCGTGTTAGTGCAGGCGATCTTCTGGCCGTTCAGACCAATCGCTGAAGTCACCCTCAAGGATGTCCGAGATGTCCTCGATCTCGCCCACCAGATGGGCCACGATGAAACCGAGGCAGACATTGAGGGCAACACTCACGCCAAACAGGAAGGTGAACATTAACGTCTCCGTGTGAGGTAGAGGATGAGGATGAGGAGAAGCACGACGGTCATTCGACCAGCGCAGCCTTCGTGCTGACGAGGTTCGACAGATCAGCCGGGGAGTAATTCGGACCCTTGAGAACCTTGCCGTCCTCGCGCTTGATCGGCTTGCCGTCCTCACCGAGCTTGCTCATGTTCGACCGGTGGACCTCCTTGAAGGCCTCCTTGAGGATCTGCGGCGGGAACAGGAGCTGGGCGATCATGTGCGCCACATCGGTACGGGCAGACAGATCCTCAGGCAGATCGGGACCGTCCACCTCAGTCGTGACTTGGAAGCCACCCATGAGGACATACTGGAGGTCGATGTACTCCTTCAGGAGGTTCTGGAGGGCCTGATCGAACTCGTTCAGCTCCTCGCGGATCAGGTTGATCCACAGCTCAGGGTCTTTGGAGGCGTCGAACTTCTCACGGAACTCGCGGACCATATCCATCGGGCTAACCGGACGGCCAGCAGCAGCGGAGAGAGCTTCGATCAGGGCACGGACATCAGCGTTCATTGGTAACTTCCTTGATTGAGTTGCGGGGGCGGTAGCCAAAGGATCGGTCGTAGGCGATCAGTTCTTGGCTGAGTTTGAAAAGAAGAGCATGGGCCTGAGCATAGGAAAGCATGAGACTTCCATCCTCAGACGCGACGATCACGTCACCTTCATCATCGATGTTGATGCACAGCTCAGGGTAAAAAGCGTTGGGGCCTACATCATGCTCGATGTGGAAGTGCGAGAAGTTCTTTGGGGGAGCCTTAGGAGGCTGTGGGGTGTTCGTGGAGTTGCTTTTCATAGACCTTCTTGATCGAAGGCCCGAACCCACATCTCGCACACGCCAGAACGCACGATGTCGTCCACCGTGAACTCGATGATCGGGATGGGCAGATTGTGGGACTTGATCATGTGGATGACCTTGCGGAGCCCTGAGGACTCCTTGAGGTCGCTCTGCTTCACGTCACCATTCATGATCACCTGGGAGTTCTGACCGATGCGGGTCAGGAACATCTTGATCTCAGGGATCGTGGTGTTCTGGGCCTCGTCCAAGATGACCAGGGAGTCATCCCAGGAGCGGCCACGCATTACCTCGAATGGTACGATCTCGATCACACCATTCTTGAGAGCAATATCGAAAGCCGCATGGCCCATTCGTTGAGCCATAACGTCAGTGAGAGGGACCACCCACGGAGCGATTTTCTCCATGAGGTCGCCTGGGAAGTATCCGAGGCTTCGCCCTCCAGGGACGTTGGGTCTGGTGATAACGACTTTGCGAAAGCGCTGGGCTCGCAGACCATCAGCCGCGTGTGTTCCGGCGATATAAGTCTTACCGGTACCGGCTGGCCCAAGAACGGCCACTTGCTCTGAAGAGCGGAGGGCGTCGAGGTAGTCTGCTTGCCTTTGCGTGAGGGGTTGGATGGGTTCTGGTCGCTCATGGGCGAACTTCTCCCGTCTCTTGGGCATGCTTAGATTCTCACAGGGATGTCGAGGGCGCGTGAGAGCGCCGTGAGGAGGTCATAGGCCTGCCCCACGGTCAGCTCGATCACGTCTCTGTCTTGGTTGAGGAGGAGGGCCTTATCGCCCTCGCTCCAGTTGAGATACACAGGAGGCGTTGCGTCCTGGCGGTCATGGACCTCGATCTCGATCCCCCAAGAATCCCTCGTCTCGTAGACAGTGTCTGGGACGATGGTCTTGGTTGACCGCTTACGAGTAGCCATTGGCGATAGCCCACTCCTTGTAGAACTGGAGGGTGTGGATCGCCTTATCGATGTCCTTGATGCCTCCCTTTTCCTTCCAGCGGGTCACGTACTTGACAGCGGTGTGCTGGCAGGCATCGAGGCCATTCGCGAGGCTGTACTCAAAGGGTTGGATCTTCAGGGTCTTGTAGTGACTACCGCCCACCTGGGAGTCGCGAGCGGTCGCCAATTCGGCAGCCGCCGCCACGATCTCCTGTTGGGTCTGCAAGGCCTCCGAAACGAGGTTGCTGGGGACCGTCTGATCCCTCAGGGCTCGCATGAAAGGCGTGTCGAGGGGCGTGATCGTCCCATGACCGCCCTCCATGACCTCACGGACAGCCTCCAGGGCCGCATCAGCGACCTCCTGGGAGTTCTCGACCTCCTCAGGGGAGATCCACTCGATGTCCGCGAAGGGACGGCCAATAGCCCCGCACGAAGTCGGGTTGAAGCCACCCTGAGTATTCTCACAGGGCAACTTCTGCCCCTCGACCGCGTAGGTGCCACATACGCCGCACCAGACGCGACCAATCATGCCTTCGGGTCTGGAGTCCAAAGGATCACCTCCTTCTTGTCTGCGTTCCAATCTGTTGAGCGGAGAATGCGAGCGAGACGGGCCTGCTGGAGGGCATCCTCAGCGGACAGACCGGCCTTCTCGTATGCGTTGAGGACCAAGTCCCAGCGGATCAGGAGAAGCTCCTCAGGGCTCACGGTGTTCTGCTCCGTGGCCTTCGTAAGGATCTTCTCTGCCGTCTTAGGACCGATGCCAGGGCAACCAGGGAAACCATCCACCTGATCGCCCGTGAGCGTTTGATAGAGCCAGTGATAGTCGGCCTGAGCTGGTGTGATCGTCCGCAGCTCGCCCTTCTGATAGAGCTTGCCGGGGATCGTCTTGAGGTCTTTGTCCTGGCTGACGATGATGGGATCGATGTTCCCGCCTCTGGTCGCCCAGATACCGAGGATGTCGTCTGCCTCCAGGCCCTCGTAGGAGTAGGTGGTGTACTTCTCCTCAGCGGCCTCGCGGACCCTCCAGTAACACAGGGGCTTACGGGTGTTCGTCCGGTTGCCCTTGTAGTCAGGGAAGATCCCCTTGCGGAAGCTCTCGCCCTTCGTGAAGGCGATACGCATCTCCTCGACCTCAAGCCTCTCCTGAATGTCGGAGATCAGGCTTTGGAAGTTCTTCCAGGCCTCAGAGAAGCTGGAGTAGAGGACGTGGTGGTCCTCGTCCCAGCGGACCTCTTGTTCGACTGCGGTGGTGGCTTTGAAGAGGAACTCGTCACCATCCACCAACAGGACCGGCTTACGCTTCCCCTTCATGCTTCACCTCATCACAAGGCGCGAACCTGGGTAGGGGGACCATCGCAAACCGGTCGCGCTCAGGATCGAAGTGCCACCCAGGAAAGGGGTTCTCCCAATCAGCGCAGTAGAGCGCCGAGCCTGCCTGAGGGGCCGTGCGCTCGATCTCCTGTTTGATGTCGTCAGCCAGGAGGAGCGCGTAGATGTGCAGGGCGAGGGCGAGGATCATGGATCGATCACCCCCAGAGACAGAAGATAGGTGGTCAGGTCGTCCGAGCCTCCGATCAGGTGACCGTGCTGGAAGACCTGAGGGACCGTGGTGAGGCCTGAGGCCTTCAGGAAGGTCTTCAGTCCCTCATTGGTCGAGACATCGAGGATCGTTACCTCAGCACCGGCCTTGTCGAGAAGATCGATGGCAATGGTGCAGTAACGACACCGAGGCTGCTTAAGAACCACCCATCCGGTCTTATCGAATGCGGTGTCCGTCATTTGGTCACATCGTTGATGAGCGCGATCAGCAGCACCCACAGGATGCCTACGACCGGCGCGATGATCAGGAAGAGGAGGAGGGCGGCTGCTGCATTCACGCGAGCAGCTCCCCGACCTTGCGAGCCGTGGCGCGAGCCTTATCGGCCTCATCGCGAGCCTCATTGGCGCGAAGGAAAGCCCTCTGAGCTGCTTCCTCCTGCTTGCGAGCCTGCTCGACGCGCTTCTCCGCGAGCTTCTCCAGGCGAGCGACCATCTTGGTCAGGCCTTTGGTGATCGATGCGTAATTGCTGAAGAACATGGGAATTTCCTTTAGTCCGTAGGTGGCATGTGTTCAGACGCAAGAGTGGTGAGGGCATCGGCCCAGAACTGATGGAAACAGATCCAGGCCGCGAACCAGATGCGGATTGGCTTGTCCATCAGTCCACCAAGGCTGACCATGCTTGAGGGAAGAGGGGGCGAATGATCCGGTCCCAATCCTGAGCCAGGAGGCGGATCTCATATTGCGCGTCAGGACGGATGCGCTTCTTGTAGGCCTGGGCGAAGCAGTACAGGTTCCCTGTCACCCAATACTGAGTCATCATTCCCTGAGGGATGAAGAAACGAGCCTGCTCTGGGCAAAGACCGAGCTTCAGGGCCTTCTCGTGGTTCTCCAAGGCGAGCCCGACAGTCTCCGCGTAGAGAAGGTCGATCTCCACCTGAACCTCTTCGGGCAGGGGATCACCTGAGCCCTGTTTCTTGTCCTCTGCTTTCGAGCGCCACTCGTCGGGCCAATAGAACTCGATACCGTCCTCAACATAGCGGCGGCTGATCTCATTGTAGACCGTGCCGGTCGCATGCTTGAAACGCTGGCGAGCGATGGGGATCGGGCATTGCTCGACCAGGGTGATCGCGGTGTGCCCGAAGGGTGTCCAATGGGTGGGCTGGTCCTTGATGTATTTCACCAAGGCCTCAGCCTCCTCGCGGCTCTCAGTGAACCGGTCAGAGACACCCACGCCACGGAACATCTGCTCGACCAGGGCGTCCCATTCCTTGGACTCGCAGCCGCGAGCCAGGAAGTGGATCAGCCGCTTGTCGGCCTCCTTGAGAACGTAGGTCTTCTCACGATACTCGATGATCGAGCGGGAGTCGTAATCAACCTCCGTCTGCACGGGGCCTTCGATTTCAACCCATTGACTACGCTTCCCGAAGCTCACACGGGCAGCGTTCACGATGGTGAGGTCATCACCCATGTGGTTTTCGTAGACAGCCTTAATCATGGCCTGGGTCCAGATCTTCCTTTTCCAAATCGAGGTCGAGAGCTTGATTGACGAAGGCGAGCCCCTTGACCGTGGGTCGCCATTCGCGGCTGAAGACATTCCCGTAGAGACGGGTGGACAGCAGACCGAGTGAAGCTGCCATTGCAACGTAATCGGCATGCGTCCGCGCAAAGTCAGACTGCACCGTGAACCCGCGCCGGTAGGCCTCGATGATCACGTCACAGAGCTTGCGGTCGATGGCGGTTAGTGTGTGTCCTTCCATGATTTCCCTGGAATCCATTTGCTATCCAGACGGCAGCGGAAGCCGTAACGATCTCCTGCTCTGCGAGCGCACTCGACCACGATCTCACCCACAGTCGCCTCCAAGCCTTCACGGCAGGCGATCTGAAGTTCGTCGTGAATCCAGCCTACGATCACAAAGTCGCCGTCGTAGCCCCAACGGAGCCCAGCGTTCAGGAGGGCGAAGTAGGAATCGACCAGCCAGCGCTTGCACAAGACAGCTCCGTAGCTCTGAAGAAGAGCATTGAAAGCCGAGTGCGAGCTGCGGATCGGAATGTGCCGCCCATCGAGGCCCTTGATGTAGCCCTTACGGGCACCCTTGTTGACCTTGTCCTTGAGCTTATCGAGGCCAGGAACCCGCTTGAGGAAGTTCTCACCGGTCCTCTTGGCCTGAGCCACCGTGCATTTGAGGATCGTGGAGAGGAGCGGGGGCTGGGCACCATAGAGCCAGGCATAGATGTAGCGCTTGGCAACCGTGTCCCGGTCCACCCCACCAAGCATGTCTGCATGGTACTGGTGAACGTCACCGTCCGTCACGATCTTGGAGTATGCCCCGTTGTCGTAGAACGAGAGGCAATGCGCGAGGCACCTAAGCTCCAGGCCTTCAAAGTCTGCACCCACCAGGGACCAGCCAGGAGGCACGGTATAGAGAGCGCGGAATTGCTTACCGTAAGGAGCCTTGTTCTTAGGCGTTTGAGCGACGTTTGGCCGTGCATGGGCGCAACGTCCTGTATTCGTCCCAAGAGTCTTGTACCAACAATGGATCTTACCATTGCGGACTTGCTTCAGGAGCCCGTTTTCACCGTCTGCGAGCTGCCCAAGTCTCTTCTGAACCAGAAGATACTCAATGATCAACTTCGCTTCAGGGATGTCGATGTTCTCAAGGATTTCTTCATCGAGTTTGGCTGCACCTGACGGGGTGAAGACCACAGGGGTCCATCCCATCTCCCTCAGCTTCTTCTCGATGTGGCGGCGGCTTCCTGGGTTGAAGGTGACGGTCTTGTATTTGGTGACCGCGACACCCTTCTTGTAACCGAGTTTCGCGTTGTCCCGCTTGGGGACGAAGACCTTGTCTACCTCTTGCCAGGAACCGAATTTGGCGACGAGCTGCTTCTCCAGCTCATGCCTGCGGCCCACAAGCTCCGTATAGAGTTCGTGAGCTGCCTTCTCGTCCAGATACCAGCCTGCCGTCTCCATCTCGAAGGCGATGAAGGCGAGCTGGTGTTCAAGCTCGATGGCGGCTTGGGACATATCGTCAGGATTGATATGCCACCACAGGGCAACGCCTGTGCGGCAGTCCTGAACGCAGTAGTCCTCCATCTCTTGGGACCATGCGTTCCAGCCACCATCATATTCGGCCTTGTGTTCTCCGATGCGGTAACCCCAGGCCTTCAGGGAGTCGCTGCCCGACAGCTTGGATGGAAGTCTGCCCTTCCTGACCAGCTCCTTGTCTTCCTTCGATTGGTTGGGGAACCGAAGGCGAGCGAGGACCATAGTGTCCTGAAGCTGTGTCTCCAGGCGAGGCTTCCACCCGAACAGCTTGCGGAGCGCGTGGATGTCGTAGCGGTGACCGTTGTGGGCGACGAGGAGGTCAGCTTTCGAGAGAAACTCGATTGCTGCCTCGATCCCGCCGTTCAGCCCATTGCAGTTCCAGACGTATTCCTTGCGGGTGTCGAGGTCGATTGCGACCACGCACCAAACCTTAGATACCGTATCGAGAAGGCCATCGGTTTCGATGTCCCAGAAGAGCCTCACCGGCTGCTCCTGAGGTTCTGGAGGATCGCGGCCTTCCACTCCTCCTCGACCTTGCCATAGACCCGCTCCTGCTCGACGGCAGCGATCAGGGTGTCGAGGTCGTACTCCTCAGGCTCCCACTGACCCTCAAGGCCATAGCAGGAGCAATGGGAGCCGGTGACTTGGAAGTAGCGATCACCATTGCGATAGACCACACGGGCATAGCCCTCGTAGCCTGGGACATCGTAACCAGCGAAGATCACCTCATCCGGCTGAGGGATGGCTCTCTTCGCCCTCTCAAGGCGCTGTTCGTAAGTCCCATCGAAGGACCAATCGATGTGCGAGAAGCTCTCAGACACGTCGGTCCAATCGGAGAACTCACCGAAATACACCTTCTGCATTCCAATGCCTCATACGTTGCGTTTGGACGTGCGAGAGCTGGCCTTGGTGGAGGCCTGCTTCTTCGTCGTCCGTTTGGGTTTCGGGGGTGGTGGTTCGACGTGCTTGGCTAGGAAGCCGATGGGCTGCTGAAGTCGGTACCCATGCACATCGATGGTGGTCATGAGCGGCCCTTGGTGGGGCCAGAAGAAATCATCATCCATCGTAATTACGTTGTCTCAGGTCAAATGTCTAAGCCGGAACCGTCATCCTCAAGATCTGCGAAGAAGGCCTTGGGATCGATTTCGTTTAGACGACAAGTTCTGTGATCGTAGTGGAGGTAGAAGTAGCCGCCATCAAACCTTCCGGTCTTGCGATCCTTCAGGCACACAACTTTCATCGTGTTCTTCTTGATGGGGTCTTCGTCTTTCTTGTTGCGCTCCAGGCCGAACGCAAAGTGCGTCCAGAAGCCAATGGCACGGGCACCCTTGAAGTGCCTTAGCGCAACCTCCGCACCTTCCTCATGCGACTTGCCTCCTTCAGGGGTCGCGAGGTGGCTTACGAGGTGAATGATGATCATCAGCTCCTGGGCGAGGCCAGCGATCTCCCTCGTCATGATCTCAAGGGACTCGCGTTCCCTCGACGGGTCCGCAAGAGCTGTCAGGTTGTCCACATAGAAGATGCGGATTCCCTTGACGCGGTTCATGTAGCGAATGCGGGTCTTGATGACCTCCCAATCGCTCTGACCGAAGTGGTCGTAGAGATGAACCCGGTTGTCGTCGCAGAGCCGGTCAACGGCCCTCTCGTACTCCTCCTGGGTCCAATCGGTGTTCTCAGGGATGTGGTAGGCCTTCCCATCGAACTTACCGGCGATCCGGCGAACCGTCTCATCGATAGGTTGCTCAAGGAAGAAGACGCCAACCTCCTCATTGAGGGTGTTCACGTCGAACTCGATCTGCTGGGTCAGGAGGTCCGTCTTGCCTACACCGGTACCCGCACCGAACGTATAGACCTCGCCCCAGCGGCGACCATAGGTGCCCTTGGTCAGAGCATCCCAGGCCCAAGGCAGGCCCCATTCGACCGGCTTCTTGGCCCTCTCGCGGATGTCTCTGATCGACACGACGCCATCCGGTCGCCATTCCTTGGCGTCCCAGAAGGCTTTGACGATGGCCTGGGGTCCAAGCTCCAGAAGCACCTCATTGGCGTCCTTGAGCCGTCTCTTGCCATCCTTGGACATCGGCATGGTCATCACTTTGACCTTGCCAATGGGGAGGATAGGGGCACCCTCCTGAACGGCCTTCTCTCCCTGCTCGTCAGCGTCGAAGCACAGCACGATATTCTCGAACTGGTCGAGCCAATCATAGGCTTTCTTGAGAGCCTTGACGGCGCTTCCTGCCCCATTGGGGAGGCTCACGACTGCCCATTTGAGATCGAAGGCCTGGGCCACGGACAGGGCATCAATCTCGCCCTCCGTGATCACCACGGACTTGCCTCCGTTCCAGAGGTGCTGTCCGTAGAGCGGTAGGTCTTTGACCCCCGCAGGCTCCACTGAGAAATCCTTACCGGCCTTGCGGATCTTCTGAGCGATGATCTGGCCGTTTGCGCCACGGTAGGGCGCGATATGGCGGTCCTTGGCGACCTGATAGCCGTACTTGCGGCATGTGGCTTCCTTCAGTCCCCGCTTGGGGAT